CGATGTACCTGAGGGGGGTTGGGATGGTGTTGCTGGTGGTGATTTATTGGGAAAAATGCCATGTTGTGGGGGTATGGCGTTATGATGGTGGTGGTTGGGTTGTTGATTGATGGCTGAATTTCGTGAATCGACCCTGGTGTGGGACTACCACGACCAGACCGTTGAGCTGTACACCACTGATCGCCGGGTTGCCCTGAAGGCCGTCGCTCGTAATGGTGATTTGCTCCGTTTCACTGACCTGGGGGCCGGTGGTGGAGCGCCTGGTTATCTCCTGGTCTGGAAGCTCCGCGACCTTCGGTCGCCTGCTGATTGCATTCGTAAAGGTGACCCTGAGGTCGCGGCATCAAGGCTGGAATCCTTGATGACGATTCAAGAAAAAGAAGTCCGTGCCGCCGCCAGGCAGCGTATGATTGATGTTGTTAACAAGCGTTCGTGAAATGGTAAACTATCTCCCGAAAAAAGAGCAGAACTGCGCTAACTGTTACTACGTCGTTGCACGCAGTGATTCTCTTGAATGTCACGCTGAACCCAAGGACCGACACGATGGTTGGCCGGTCGTTTCCTGCTCCGATTGGTGCGGAACCTGGGCCTCCTTTGAGTTTAATTAGTGCTTGAATACAGCCAGTCCGGGATCCATTTCACCCTCTTGTCTGCCTTGCGCAATAACCATTTCCCTAGGATGATTGCTGTCGGCTTTATGATCACTTCTACGAACATCATCGTGATGAATACGTCGATCGCAATCCTGATGTCGGTCATGATGGAGGCTCCTGGTATGTCGGTATAACGATAGCGTTATATGTTGGGGTCCTTGTTGTTTCTGGGGTTTGCTGTGGTGTCAACCAGTTTTAGCGTTCTCGGTTTTGGTGTTTCTTTGGGGGAGTTGGGGGTATGGGTATTAGTATTCCAATGTCTTTATTTAATGCACAAATTGAGTAATATTACCTACTTCCTGACCGAAATTATCGAGATTTTAGAGGAGGAAGATGACTACGATGAGCAGATGAGTCACCCTCCGTATGAGATACCAGAGCAGGACTAAGTGCATCTAAAAAAAGTATACCAAAAAAGATGAATTTCGTAAGCGCACTAACTTCAGCCCTTGTTTTGTTAGCAATTCTTAACATTACGATAGAAATATACGACCCCTACGACCCCTGGCCGGCTATCTGCTTCCTGTTAATGGGGTCTATCCTGGCGGCATACTTCTTAGCCATCAGCCCATTCTAGGGGCAGAAGATGCCGCCGAAGGTCATCATTGCCCTGTCGGCGGTTTTTTGTACCTATATATAAGGTATAGCATTCTCGGGCTAGGGGTAGCTTACTGAAGCCCGTCGTCGATCTGACATGGCAGTCTATATACACACGTCATGCCAGATCGCGGACCGACTAGGCGATAAGGTATAAGTGTTCGTCCTGGCAGCCTTCGACTAAAGTACCTATATATAACGTATATCGCGGACCGGAAATGGCGCCGCCAGGCTTATAACACACTGCCGCACAAATTTCTCCCCTCCTCTGTTGGCTCGAAACTTATAACTCACGATTATCTTAAGCAAAAATACTCACAACCTCCTAACCTCGTATCCCTAAGCCGCTTTCGGAATACTATTATATACCCCGTTTCCCCCGCTCCCCCGTGATCGCGAACCCGGATCGGGTGCCCCGGCGTGGGCGCGATCGTGAACAGCGGCTCCGCCCTGCTCACGGTCACGATTTTTTTCGATGTAAGCATAAAAAAGGGGCCTGAATGGCCCCAATTTGCTACCGGTTGTCTTCCTTGTAGTCGATATAGGCGTGAGGCCACTTCTCTGACAGGTCGTCTACCATAATTTCGGCCTGTTCTTGCGTTTGCAGCCTGCTCGCGAGGGTCAACTCATAGCCCTCTTCGTCTAATTTGAAGACAGAGAATGTCATCACGCCTCCGCTTTTGCTTGTTCGGCCAGGATGCCCTTTGCGCTGAAGGTTACGCGAATATGTTGACTCTTTGTGCCGATTGCAGTGCCATCTTCCTGCTCGCGGGCCTTCTTTGCCTTTAGGCGCTTCTCTGATTGCTTGACAGAATCGCTGTAAATCCAGCGGGTTGTCTCGCAAACTGTTGCCTTCATATGCTCAAACTGCATAGAATGCAGTTCGCTACGGATAGCATGGCCGAGCAAATAGGCCTTTTGCTCGTCAAGCTCCCGCTCCAGGGTTTCGATGGTGGTCATCAGTTCTTGCACACGGGCGAGCCGCTTGCCGATGCCGGTGTCAGCCTTGTAAGCCTTGTGATTCTCAAACATGGATTTGCTCCTGTGGGTCGGGGTGTGCCCCGGTGATCTGAGTGTAGCCGATGGGCGCCCGCCTGTCTAGGGGATGAAGCGGTTTTTGTCGTTGTAAACCCGTTCGGTAAGTGCTCTTAGTTCGTAGAACTCAGAATCACTCAAGGTCTGTTCTGCATCTGCAGATTTACTGGCCAAAGCTAGGTATCTATCAAGATCCCTTTTGTACCTAGGTGAAGTAGCAACAGCAGCAAAAGATTCCAGCGATTGCTCATCTGTAAATACAGATGAAAAGATAAACGCAACCGCGCTTATCATCAATGCTGGCAGCAATAGCGGACCAGGGGGCAGTGCCTTTAGTTCGCCTTCAGGATCATACGCCCACCACATCAGCCTGCCACCTTTGCGTGCATGTTACGCCAAACAACCCAGGTGATCGCCTGAACCTCGGCGGCAGTGTATTGCTCGCCGGTAATCTCGCTAATTTGCGTTGCTGCTAGGCGGTAGTCTCCAGCGATTTTGTTGTACAATTTTTCGCTGATACTAGGCGTTTTGGTGGTAGGGACACGCTGGCCGGTCCAAATGCTGTAGGCATGGCCGTCAATACAAACGGCGTCGGCACCAATAATGCACCGATAAAAGGCGCGAACCTTAAGCCCGCCAAGCACATTAAGCGGGTGATCGCCTTTCAGTATTTGAACCGCCTTCTTTTTGTTCTTCCCGAAGGTTGAAACTTTAATGGTGTCAGGATCAGCGCCAGCATAAAAAGCCTTAATCAAGGCTTCAGCATCACGGACGTTTCTGTCCCACTTATTGTTAGGGCTAAGGGCTGCCAGCACGCCTGCAGCGGTATGGGAAAGATGCGGCAGAACGTAGCTGTTAGCGATGCTGATTGAGATGCGATTGGCACGGGGATACCAATCCCTTCCTTCCTCTTTTTCTGCTTCGCTGGCCATAAAAAAGATGGCCAAGATGCTGCCGTGAGTGATTTGCATGGGTCAAGCCCTCTGGTGCCCTCGCAGTATAGCAGGCCACCCACACCTCGCAAATATTAAGTATTGCAACAAAAGAGGGCCGGGAGTGGTAGGATCGCCGCGTCGCGTGACCGTGAACAACCTGCCTTTTGTTGTTCACGATCAAGATCGACTTGCTAGGCGATGCTCTGCAATAGCAATTGTGTTAGCGAGAGAGCGAATAGTGCTTCCATATATGTTATTATGGCTGTAGTAACGATGCTTCTTCAAGGCTCGCGCCATTAGATGGCAATTATGTTGCGTCCACTCCGGCAGCGATTGCCTGATGATAAGAGCGTTTTTACTGATGTTCTTGCCCATAAACTCAACGATATCAAGAGCCTCTGCTTCGTTGATTGGTCCCATTACACGCTGTTGAAGATTAGGCATTGACTTGAATACACTGAAGATAGTATAGCGGGCAGGGGCCGTTTGCGGGCGCGGAGCGAGATCGTGAACAACGGTCGCGCTGCTGTTGTTCACGCTCACCATCTGTTTCTATAAAAAAAAGGGGGGCGATTGCCCCCGGTTGGCTATGCTGCTTTTAGTTGATTCTCGCGTATCTTCAGGGCATTGCTGAAGGCTGATTGATAAGACAGCCTCTCAACAGGGTTAAGGAGCTCGTTGGATACCTTTGAGATTTGATCGACATTCATCACGCCATTCTGAACTGACAACTGAATAGTAACCATAGGCACCCTGTTCACCATTGCTAGCACGATAAAGTGGTTTTTCTTTTTGATGCCTTGGGCGTAGTGCGTGCCTCCGACGCAGTTGCGAACAGCGCGGCCCCAGTCCGCTAGTTGGTGAACATCGCGAGGTTGAAAGAATGTCCACTGTCCATCTTTTACTGGTTCAGGAAACAGGTCCTGTGGCAGCAATTCATTTGGCGTTTTGATCTTCCACTCTTTCGACATAACGTAGTCATGAAGATCACGCCAACGCCTGGGGGGCTTCAGTTCTTCTTGGTATTCTTCAGTGTTTAGCAGTCGCTCAATGATGCGGATAGAGTCAATGTTTATGTTAATCGATTCTCCATTGTACTCTTCGGGAATCAGCATTCCTAGCACTGTTTGTATTGGCGCATTGCTAGTCAGCCAATTCATTGCCTCAGGAAAGACGTTCTTGTTAATGGCGTGAACATCGCGCATGATAAACTTTCGTTTTTTGTTATTGATGACCCTGCCAGCGACTTGGTGAATATGATCGACTGAAGCGTTAGGATAGAAAGTATCGAAGAATTGGGCGATCATCAGAATGTAAACGCCCGTGCTAACGGCCCTTTGGATCGGCTCAGCAAGAACCTCATTGTTGGAGTCGAACAAACAAGCGTTAATTTGATCAACCGCTTCCTGCTGGTATCGCCTGATAGTAGGTGTGTCAGTCTTTTTGATGATACGATCAGTGTATGTTACGTCTTCATACTTTGAAAACTCTGGAACTATCGAAGAACAGAACCAATTGAAGCCTTTAAGCGTTAGCCGCCCTTTATAGAAACCACCCTCGCAGCCCTTCTGAAGGGTGGCGGCAATTGGCTCCATGCTATGGAGGGGGTAGTAGCACTCGGTATTGACGCTGTTTGCCAGGAACATCAATACAGAAAAAGGCGCAACCTCAAGGAGCTTGTTGCCACCAAGGCCAAGACCATTTATGCGTCCTTTACCACTGAAATTGATTCCTGAAGCTCTGCTGGCACCATTGGCGGTCATTCTCTGGCGATAGATCCTGTGGGTATTGACACTAAGCAGTGATTGCACTGAGGGCAGATGAGTCTTACATTCGTGCCGGTAAGCATAGGACATGTTACGATAGCTGTCACCCAAAGCGGCTTCAATGCGTTGCTCTTTGGTTAGCGTGCAGCAAGCCTTGTTCCATTTCATTCTTGGGTTGCTGCTATAGGTAACTTCATGCTCGGTGGTAACTTGCCATATGCTGTCGTCATTGGAAAAGTATTGCCGAAGAATGTCATTAACGAACTTGCCGCCAGTTCCTTTTGACAAATAGGTAACGCCGATGCCGTGTTCGTCATCTTCCCACACTGCCGTCCAAACGTTGTTGTAGTAAGCCAGGATCGCCTTTTTCTCGGGATGAACCTTTGACCAGCCGTTCGATTCCTGGCAGTTGTTAATAGCAACAGCGGTAGCCTTTTGTTCTTCCGGCGTAGCAATAAAGGCAGGAAAAAGATTGTCGGGCACCCCAAACCTTTTAAACTTATTGGGTTTGCCTTCTTTTTTTGCTTGGCTAACTTGAGCTGCTGCCAGCGCCTTCATCGCCGGATCATAGGCAAGAATCTGAGACTTCAGGTTTTCGGGAAGAGTGAAGTGCATGGATGCCTCCTGTTGGCGATACAATCATACCACCCGCCGGCCTCAAAGCAGGGCCTGTTGTAAAAGTTTACTGTAACGAAGTGTAACGGGGCAGGGTTGGGCGGCGCGACGAGCGCGAGATCGTGAGCAAATGGCCCGCAGGGCCGCTCACGCTCACGGTGTAGAATCAAACCATCAACGGAGCCATTCCAATGACCGCCTTTGACAAGATCGCCAACCTCCATGAGTTCTGCGAAGCACTGCACAAGCACATGGAAGAAGCCCGCAAAACCATCGACGACGAAACCTTTGATGAGCTCATGAGCGGCCCGCTACAGGACGTGCTTTGCGGGGTCATGGATCTGGAGGATGCCTGGATGCAATGTGAAGTTTCGTGACCGTGAACAATTGGCCCGCAGGACCGCTCACGCTCACGAAAGTTAATAATACCATTCAGTGTAGCGGTTGAGCTCTCGCTCCATGAAAGCCTCTTCGGCTTCCGCTTCTTCTCTGTCCTGCTGTTCTTCTTGCGTCTCTGGCCGCGTCAGCATCAACAGGCCAAAGCTGGCCAATCTTCTCTCGTCAGGCTCCAATCCCATGTTCAAGCACAGGCAGTAGCTGCCCAATCTAAGCCAGCCATACAGCCCAGTCTTGGCGGTGTTGTTCAGGAACCACGGGACCCAAGAAAAAGGAACCTGAGCATAAAGCCCGTAGTAGCGGTCGAACTGCAGCATGGTCGGATCGGCAATGATGTGGATGCTAGCGCGAGATCGTGAACAACTGGCCTCCAGGACCGCTCACGATCATCATGCTATCAGGGATGCACGTAGGTGGCAAGAGCGTGGAATCGAGCACGCTGCTGACCCTTCAGTCGGTTGCGGACTCTACGGATAGCCAGGGTGCGGGCCTCCTCCTCGGGCAGTGAGGGATCGACCTTCACGGTGACGCCGGTAGCACTAGTGGAGGGAACGTAGTAGACGGTGATGGTCATAGCACTAGCAGGGCGGGATTCGACAGGGGGCAGAGCCGAGATCGTGAACAATGGCCTCTAGGACCGCTCACGCTCACGCGTCAACAATAGCATGGACGCTCCACAGGGAAGGGCTCAGCGTAGGAGTCCTCAAACCAGGACCGATAGTCGTTGTCCTGCTGGTAAGTGAGGGGCTCATCGCTCCCTGGGGCAAACGTGTAACCGCCATAGCCGGTCTTTTTGGGGGTTGGGGCTTTGCCCTGAGTGTAACCCAGTGTGGCATGCTCGCGCATTGCCGCCTGCTCTTCCTCCGGAGTGTTTTCCAGCCAATCTTCCAGGTCGTCGTGGCTCACCAGGATCGACTGCATTGGCGTGCCGGCTTCAAACCACCAGCCACCCTCTTCCGGGCCGCCGTAGACCTGCCAGACTTCATAGGTGTTGAGATAGACGGACATGGATTGGCTCCGATGGGGTGTGGTTTGATCGTGAACAATTGGCCACTAGGACCGCTCACGATCATCCGGCAGATAGCAGTCAAGGGTAATCCGGGCATTGTCAACGGCAGCCGTCAGGCGACCGGCGATCATTGCGTATCGGACTCCTGGGTCGGCGGTGCGCTCAAGTTCAAGGGCATCGGCCAGCGCGTTGCGGAGCTTTTCTTTGAGACTATGGAGTTCGTCGAGTCTCCACTGTGCAACCTGCTGAGTGCCGTGGTCGGTGATCATTGGAATGCCTCCACTAAGCGAATGGTACTGGCTGCGGTCGTGCCTGTCAAGCGATCGTGAACAATGGCCCCTAGGACCGCTCACGATCATCCGTTGTGCTACGATCGGGCGGCCTGGGGGCTTCCAGTCCTACAGTCAGTTCAGACCAAAGGAGTAAATCCATGTCTGCCACTAAAGAGTTTTTGGTTGAATGCCTGCAGCAGCGGGACGCCGCAGAGGACGCTCTGGCTTCCGCTACCCTGGAGGTGATGATCGCTTCTAACCTCGCCTGGAAGAACGGCACAGACCGCCCTGCCTGGAGCCCGGACCCATGGTGGCTGGAGGGTATGCACGAGCAGGCGCAAGAGCTTCTGAATGCCCTGGAGGAGCTCCAGGCGGCGATCAACGCGGCGTGACCGTGAACAATGGCCCCTGGGACCGCTCACGATCAGGATTTTAGCAGCGGGCGGTTGAGCTCGTCAACCACGCTGAGAACCCAGTTCCTGACTGCACTTCCAGCGTTGTAAGCGTCGCGCATGGCCAAGGGCACTTCTTTGGCGATGGTGCGGGCGGTGCTGACGGCCAGCCCCCAGACATCGCCCCAGGTGGTCGGCTGCTGCAGGCGGGCTTCATAGGCGGCCCAGATGTCATCCTTGCGGGACTTGGCGGTGACTTGCATTGGATTGGCTCCAGTGGGATGGTTTGATCGTGAACAATGGCCCCAGGGACCGCTCACGATCATACGCTGCAGTGTAGCAGGTAGCGCCACATGTAGTGGCCGCCAGCCTTGATGTCCTTTTCGAGCTCCTCGGGCAGTCTGAGCCACTCAGTGAACACTGAGGAGTCCTTCCAGTTGATGCCCTCGTCAGGGTCTTGGCCGGCCGCCACATCAAGACAATCCAGCACTCCACTACTGCACTTGATCTGGTTCCACAGCGAACGCCAGTCAGTCTGGAACATCAGCCAGATACAGTTGCCATCAACCCACAGCCAAGCCTCAGGGTCGGCGATCTGAAACGGGGCAGCCTGATAGGCCAGTTCTTGGATGGTGCTCTCCATTGGATTGGCTCCGATGATGACGATGGATTGATCGTGAACAATGGCCCCAGGGACCGCTCACGATCAAAGCTCAGGCCGGCTGTCGGCTCGCATGACGGCGTGAATATGCTCGGAGAAGGCTTCATAGCAGAGGTTCATGCCTGAGCGGTACTGCCGAGCGTCCCGGAGAACCCTCCAGACCTCCATGTTTTCCTGCCAGACCTTGGCGCAGTTCAGGTGCCAAGTCTCGGAGCCTACTGCAGCGAACTGGTGAGCGGTTGTCATGGGATGACCCTATGAAATGGACGGGGCCCAGCCCCCGGAGAACAGTGTAGCATGATCGTGAACAATGGCCCTAGGGACCGCTCGCGATCACGCGGGCGCCAGGGCCACAACTCCCATCTTAATGTGGCGCTGCAGGCAGGCCGCCGATTGGAAGTGCTCTGGATTGTAGTACATCGGACGCGGCAGCGCCAGGGCCTGCAGGTATTCGTCAACGGTGATCATGATCGACCGCTGCATAGCCTGCCACGCAAGCCCCCTCAGGGGGCCTGGAACTGCATCATGGCCGGAGTATCCTTCTGGCCAGGCAGCGATTGGTTGACCGTCTTCTGTCACGTAGACAAACACCCGACGAGGGTTGCCGTCTGTGTCGTTTGATGCAGCGAAGTGCAGAATCACTGGAATGGCTCCGGTTGTGGTTTGATCGTGAACAATGGCCATGGGGACCGCTCGCGATCACGATTTATAATAGCACGGCGGCAGTATGGAGCGGGGACCGCCCCTGGCGATCAGTCTACCATCGCGCCAGGCCTCGTAGGCGCTGCCACGTCGGAGCGCTGCTGCTGCTGCGTAACGCCATTCAGGTTCACAGTAGGTAGTCTGCGCTAAGGGGATCGAGTAGCGGGGATCGAAGAATGCCAGGGTGACCATAATGGAGTCGCGGTGGGAGATGGCAGCGGCAGAGCCGAGATCGTGAGCAATGGCCATGGGGACCGCTCGCGATCACGCTGCGGAAGAATAAAGAATCAGCACTGGATTCATGGCCCAGAAGAAGCGCAATACGATGGACTACTACAAGAAGAATCCGGAAGCGTATGAAAAGAAAAAGCAATATGAAGCAGACCGGCGCAAGACAGATCGAGAACGCGAGAGATATAATGAACGTCGTCGCAAGAAGCGAGCAATGGGCCTTGAAGGCAGGATGGGTAACAGAGACATGAGCCACACCAAGGATGGGCGCCTTGTCTTGGAAAACCGCAGCAAGAACAGGGCCAGAAACGGCGAAGGTGGCCGTCGCACGCTGAAGTAGGCACTTGCGATCAATTGGCCCTAGGTACCGTTCGCAGGTTCCCCTTAATTGTAACCGATCGGCCCCAGGACCGCAACGTCTCGAACGAGACGCCAGGGAGCCACACGCTTATCGGTGTTCTCCCAGGGGCGGACCCTAGCCAGGGAGAGCAACACGTCTCTACGGCTCAGGTTGTAACCCTTGGCCAGCAGGTAGCCGTAGAACAGGGGCGTCTCCCAGGCGGCGCGTGGAAGGGCGAGGATGGTGCGGAACATGGCAGTGACAGCAACGGATCTGCGGAACCTGCGATCAATTGGCCCTAGGGACCGTTCGCAAGTTCCATCCAATCAGCGAAGGGGTATGCTTGCGACTCGCACCACCTCGCACTTGATGGCATCACAGCGAGCAGCCAAGCGAGCAGCGGGGACCCCTCCGAAGTCCATCGCCAGAGCCAGGCCAATGGATCCCAGGCCGATCACGGCGGCCAGGACGTGGAAGGGACGGGAGGACTGATAAGGCATGGATCGAATCCTGTCGGTTGCGGAATGAGTGTAACACGTCAGCCAGGCACTTGCGATCAATTGGCCCTAGGGACCGTTCGCAAGTTCCATCCGTTCGTGCTACACTACCACAAGAGAGGGATCATCCCATGAACATCACTGAGCGCAACAGCAAGGCCGAGATCATCACTGAGGCATTGGCCCTGATCGACGACCAGCAAGAGTCGGTGCAGGAACTCCGCCGGCAACGCAACGCCCTGGCCATCGCCGCGATCCTGCTGCTGGCCTGGGTGATCTGCTAAGGAACCTGCGATCAATTGGCCCTGGGGACCGTTCGCAGGTTCCGTTCAATCAGGGGATCTAGTCCCACAGAGCCTTGGCTCGGTGCTCGGCTTCCGCGAGTAGGGCACTGGTTGAACCACTGGTAAGACACTCCCACCAGGACGGCTTGTGCCCATACCTGGCAGCCCTGATGCAGAGTGCCACATCATCGGTAAGGCACTCCCACCAGGACGACTTAAGGGTGTACTCGGCAGCCCCGATACAACGTGCCACGTCGGGGAGCTCGGTGGCTACAAACAGAGCGGGCAGGCCTGCCTGCATCATGCGTCGCTGGGTGCTAGTGCGGAAGGCTGCCAGTCGAGACAGCGTGCTGTTAACGGGGAGCTGGAGGGGCATGAGTCTGGCCTTCTTAAGGTTCTGGTTTAGTGTAGCACGGCAGGGAACCTGCGATCAATTGGCCCTGGGGACCGTTCGCATGTGCCATGTGTATTGTTTATTGTATAAAATAATACAGCAAATCAAGGTCGGAACCTGGCGCGAATCGCCTAGGTACCCCCACCCCGAAACTGCATTGCCAGTGCTATAGCAACCCCCTCAAAATTTCCTACAAAAATTCAGGAATCGAAGATCGACTGAACCCACAACCGACCTTCTGTTGAGTCCCTTAGAAACGAAACGGCCTTAAGAGCAACCGCCTTCGGGTAATTAGGCACCCCCACATACGACACCTGGAGTGTGGTTAAGTAACGAAAGAACTGAATTGCGGCGTATCGATCTTGGGCATTAATGACACAAGCAAGAACCAACGAATCCTTAAGCAACCTCAGGTTTTGCATGGCAGCAATAATGATCGGAAACATATCATAGGAGTATTATACAAAAAGATGTCATTAAACACGGACCTAGGGTGGTCATTAGGCGATGATGTCCGTGTTTTAGTGGCGGCAGGCATCAGCGTTGGGATCTACCAGATCCAACAAATCCAACGCGACATGAATTATATCGGTACGGCGATCCCATCAATCATCAGTCCGGTCAAGGACTTACTGGACGAGTACGACGCAATCCAGACCACCTACAAGGAGTTAAATACCAACAGCGAGGGCAAGATCCTGAAGAAAGTAGATGTCCTGGAGTGGGAGCCATTGATGCCTGGCGGCGGCTACGGCCCTGAACGTGAGCTAATGCGCATCAGGGGCTTGCTTTACCAATACTTTGCGTCTAGCATCCTGTTTGAGGCAAGCAACAACGGAACACCGCTGGTACGATCATGAGCAACGAAAGCGACAGCCCATTCCAAGAGATCCTAAGCAGCGAGGTTGTGATGATGGTGTGCAAAAGTTGCGGAAGCGAAGCCCCTGTAAACAAGGTATATTTACCATACATCAAAGAAACCGGCATCAACAAGTGTCGGCATTGTCGTAACCAAGACGCATGACTTCACCGTTACTGCCGTATGCCAATGGCTACCTACTGATTACCGCAAGCGGAGCGCCATCGGTCATTGATGGCAGAATCAGCACGAGCGCGAGTGCGTACTACGTTATCCAATGCTATTTAAAACGTCAGGATAGTACCGGCACTGAAACAGGAGCGGAGTATTACCCTGTACGAAGAACACCGGGCGACAGTCTGCCAGGTGCTGGTGGCCAATCATTCCTGTATCGAGGCTATGCCTTACGATTCATTGAGGTAACAAGCGGCTACTCACTGGGCGATCAGATCAGTGGGTCATGGACAGAATTAAGCACATCAAACAAACCAGCATGGCTGACGAATGCGATCAGTGTCCAACACCTGCAGGGCAGCGAAGAAATCAAGACATCGAACATTGAGGTGATCAGCGGCAAGTACGGCGGCACGCAGATCGATGAGGTCATCAGTAGAAACATCAAGGGACTTCCGATTGTCGTCCGCAGCAGCGAGGTAACAAATTAAGGTGGCGAAACCAATCATTACTTTACAGGATATTGTTGGCAATGTGCCCAAGAAAACGCGGTTCACCGCGAAGATCAACAAGGAGGGGCTGATTAAGTTCAAGTCAGAGGTACCAACAGCCAAGATCCTGGAAAAGTTTCAGCAGGCAATCAACCAAGCAAGCCAGAAGGCGGCAATTGATTTAAAACGTGCCTTGGATGATGCGTTACGCAGTGGTGTGTGGTCAATCGGAGGTAACGACAATGACCTATATGACAGTGGCGAGTTATTGGAATCAGGCACCGTTAATATCGACAGCAATGGCATTACAATATCGTATTCAGCACCGTATGCGGCCTTGATTCATTACGGCGGATACATTAATGTGTACGGCAATACTGAAGCCAAGGTGTATCTACCGCCACGGAAGTGGATTGAAGCTGTGATGATTGGCGGCGGGCCGGTACCTAAGTTCGACCTAAAAAAATACTACCAAGAGGAAATCCTTACAGCATTCCGTTAAATCGGTAAGATAGTAGGCACAGGATCAACATAAGCGGTAATGGTCAAGCTTCCTTTTGTTGTAGAGCCGCGTCGTCAACCGATCATGGAGAAGATCGGCAATGAAGACTCTGGCATCATCGAGATCGAACGACGCGGGTACTTAACGACTGGCGAGAAGTCGTTTGTGCAACAGGTCCAGCAGTTTGACAATGGAACGACGGAGATCGTTACGGTAAGCCGTCAGGTGGCACGGAGGTATTCCCTGGGGATGGACCGTGCGTATCGGATGGTGTTAGCGATCATTTCGGGCGTAAGCCAAGAAAACGAAGAGGACAATGCGTTAGCAGCAGAAATCGAAGCAGAATTTGCGACCGACCTGACAAGTGTTGTCAAGGGTCTGGCAAACAGCAAGGCACGCGAGGAACTGGTCTTTGCGGCGTGCATGCTGAAGTATCGAATTGACCCCAATTTTGAAATCGACCAGATTTCAAGCCTTCATCCTGACATCATCGAAGGCCTGGCTGCGTTGTATCGAGAAGAAGAATCGCGCCTGGTGGATGCGTTCCAGGAAAAACCCCCCGAAGAGGAGGCAGCACCCAGCATTGAGGAAGTTGAAAAAAAGCCAAGCAAGACAACCGGATCCCGTTCGAAGACTACTACTGGCGGCTAAAAAGGGGGTTTCCGGGAGATCCTGAGTTCAGCTTCCGGAATTACTGGCAACTGCCGTACATGTATGTACTGCAGGCGGTAAGACGGCTCAACAAGCTACAACAAGAGGAAGCGCACGTCACTGAACGGCCGATCGCATATCTGGCGTACCAGAATGCGGAGATCAACCGCGACCGCAAGAAAAGGCGAAAGCCGTTCAGCCCTTCAGACTTCTATATGTATCAAGATCGCGATGAACTGCCACTGCCGGAAGCGAGGTATGGCGCTGCGGCAATGAAACTAATCGAGATGGACATGTTCCCTGGTTGGGCATTGTTTACCTTCAAAGAACTAAAGGCAAAAGCAGACCAAGCAAACCCACCTGAGGTGCTGTGTTTACAGTGCGAGGACGCAATTATTTTGGCACCGAGCATCGAGGGCCAACACGTCAGCGGGATGCTGATTGCGGCCAATACAGCAAGCAGAAAACGACGTGAGATGCGATCACCATGTGGCAATGTATTACACGTCGAAATGCCGGAGATCAAGGGCAAGTTTGAGGCCGATGAAGAGGTAGAGCTAAGGATCTATGGGTAGACGTTTTAACGTGTCTTCTAGCTCTTGTTCGTTGGGTAAACGTGAGTTTTCGAGCCAGAACATGATCCGAGCCTCACGCACCTGATCATAGAACAACTGAGACCTGAACCAGGGTCGCCAGTCATCAGATCCCTTTGCTTGGTTGTGTTTCCAGCATGCCGGCAGGCAGTTCCTGGAGATGTCTTCACCGCCCTTACTGCGCGGGCGCATGTGATCAATCGTCAGTGATTGATCAGAGATTGGCGGCTGACCGCAGAAGCAGCAACAGTTATTCCAGGCATCTTTGATTGATTTCCTCCAGCGACGTTTTGCTTCACTGCTTGTTAGGCATTCCATGTTCGCCAGGTACTGATGATACGACTCAACCGGCCCACTAAGGGCAACACCAAGGTTTTGGGGCATCTCAGACCTGTCGTTCCTGAGTGGGCATGAATTGCCTCCAGGAAAACAGTAGCATGATGTCAACAGACACTGGGCTAGTTTGCCTTGATAGTAGCCGGAAAACTAAGGATTAGTGCAGGTTTCGTGTTATAAAATGACGCAGCAACATGCTGAAACCCCTCGGGTTATTTACGACACACTGACCAATGACGCGACATTCATGTCGTATGTTGGCACCAGGACCTTTCGCGCTAACAACACAGAGCTTGACGCAATTTCGATTGTAACACCAGGGGAAAAGCTTCCTGCAATCAAGTCGATCAACGGCATGGAGGTTGTCATCCATGACATAAGTGACCTATCCAGGCGTGAATACATCACGGACGACATTGATATCATGACAAAATGGAAGGTGTTCCTGTTGGCGTGGGATGGGGCAAATGGTGCGACATTGAACAATGCGGCACGTCGAATCATGCAGCTATTTTCGAAGGCAGTAACAATTGAAACAATGCCAGGCCCTAGTGACATCAACGCAATGATGCAATTGTTGGTGCTGATCCCGTCTGATTCAGTTGTACTCGCATAACTGATAAAAACCAAATATTCGGAATACTGATAAACAAGTTGGAACCCTAGGGCAGGCAGGTAGGCACCTGCTTCGTTCCTTTGTGCCAATCTCTGGCATTCCTACCTGAACCCAAGCCATGGCAAATTTTTCTACTAGCTTCGGCTATAATCTGTTCATCGTTCCGCTGGCTGCCGCTGACGTTGATCTGGCATTCACTGGCGTGACGAATGCCGCTTCTTTCATTGATACCGCAACCCCCGTTGCAGCCAGCGCGGTGATTTCGTATGCCTCTGGCATCTTCAGCGTTGGCGCAACGCCGCTGGCGATGGACGGCACGGACGATCCGTTCCGTCTGTACGGCCTGACGAATGCTTCCCTGGAGACTGATACCAACACGGAAGACATCATCACCTATGATGATGAAACCGAGGGCTTTAACGTAAGCCTGCCGACCTCCAAGACCTGGAGCCTGTCGATTGCTGGCGTTGCTGACTTCAAGGATGCCGGCTATCATGTGCTGCGTCTGACTGAGCGGAACACGATTGCCGACGCGCTGCGTGTGAAGGTGCTACGTGTGGGTCCGACCGGTACCGACGAAGCGGTGTACGGCTACGGCACCATCAATGGCTACACTGAATCGATCGAGGCTGGCTCGATTGCTTCCTGGGAGGCCACCATCCAGGGGTATGGCCCTTACCTGATTGATCCTGACTTCAACGCCTGATCATCGGTTACAACGCATCATCTGAGGCCCAATGGGCCTCTTTTTGTTGGAATAATTACGGAAAACTAGAGGACGAAAGCCGTAGTAATAGCCAGTGGCCGCTGACAGTCTTCGATTTAAAGTTGAGGCTGATGCCAGCGAGGTAAACAAGGCTCTTCAAGACGCCTTAAATGATGTAGCAGGTGCCGATAGAGCTCTTAACAAACTGCTTGGTGGCACCGTAGAAAAGTTTATCGATGTCTCAGTCAGAGTTAATAGTAAGGGCGTAAAAGAATTAGTTGCTGTTGAAAAACAAAGGCTGACGGCTGCTGATAAAATTATCAGTCTACAAAGGAAGTCCGAGGAGCTCCAGGCCGGTAGCCTGACCAGCCTGAGGCAGCAATACAACAGACAAAAGCAGCTTAGAGACTCAATTGCTCAGTATCGAGAGATTGTCGTCGCCTCTGGGGCGAGCGTCCGAGTCATCAATAAAGAATGGGAGATTGCAAGCCGGAAGGTCTCTGAAGTAGGCCGCCAACTAGCTGAAGCCAACGCCTCGGGCTTCTGGGACAAGGTTAAGGTATCCTTTAGAGCCCAGGGTCTGGTTGATTTCCTTGATGGACTGGCAGGTATCACCCAGGGATTGCAGGCAGCCTCGATTGCAATCGGACAGTTTGTTAGCGGAATCAATACCGTAATAAAAAGTGCAGCAGACCTACAGTCCTTTGGGTTGGCATTTGAGGCTATTGGCACGGGTAGTGCCGGCGCTAATTTAGCACTGCAAGAGTCTCAACGAATCGCCCTGGGCCTTGGAACAAATATCAATACAGTCCAGGATTCTTTCAAGCAGTTATCTCCTGTTATCCTGAATACTGGCGGGAGTATCCAAGACGTTTCCAGCGTTGTGGAGGCACTTTCGAGTCGATTTGCTGCGTTTGGTATTTCCGGTGATCGAGCTCGGCGGGTCACAAACGGCGTCATTCAGGCCTTTGCAAAAGGTAAGCTGCAGGCGGAAGAATTGACCCAACAGATATCTGAAGCGGATCCAGCCTTTAAATCCGATTTGGCTAATGCGATTGGCGTCAGCGTAGCGGAGCTTGAGCGACTTGTCAAAGCAGGGGGAATAACAGGTAAGGTGCTGCTTGAAAATATCCCAAAACTAAGTAAAAGCGCATTACTGTTCGGCAAGCTTGGTGATTCTGCGATTGATGCAGCCAACAGCCTGGCCGAAGGCAATGTTACGATTGATCAGGTCAGAACTCAATTTGGGAACCTTAATGAGCTTAACCTGAGAAATCTGGCAACTGCGTTTGAGCCAGTTATTAACGTATTCATCAAATTACAGGCAATTGTAACTGACTTTTTCTCAAGACTGAGTCAAGTCAGCAATATTGAATCGATTGGCCAGATCCTTGCTAATTTCGGTGCAGCCGGAGGCAGGGCAGTACAGGCGTTCCTGAGCCTGGTAGAGGCCGTAGTTTTGCTGATTAATGCGATTGCGCCTTTAATCGAAAAACTGACTTCGGTTCCGGGAGTTCTGGAGGCTGTTGGTTTAGCGATTCTGGGTAAATTCTTAAAGCCATTGCAGTCTGGCGTCAAAGTGATTGGCGGCCTTGGTGGCGCGGTCACTAAGTATATCTCGGACATTCAGTCAGCCCTTGGTGGCGCCGCCTCTGGCATTGGTCAATATGCTAGTGCCGCGAAATCGGCGGGAGAGGGGACTAGCACCCTCAGTGATGCCGCAAAGGCCGGCGCCGCCGCCACGAAAAATGTCGGAGATGCAGCAAAGGGAACAAACACTGCCATCGGCGCCCTCGGGCAAAATGTGCAGCAAGCAGCAAAAGTTATCAATGATTATCAGTCCGGAACTTCCAAGTATGTAAGGTCTGCTGAGGCGGCAAAGATAGCATCTAGCAATCTGCTGAGGAGTATTGCTAATATCGCCGGCTTCCCCAGGATCGTCTCTAAAGAGACACTCGCTGGCCTCAGAGAATTAGCCAAAAAGGATCCCGCTACATCGATGGCACTACTGCGTAACGCAATCGGCGCAACGCGAAGAGAGCTCGCAGGACTCGACAAAGGTGGAGCCCAAGCAATTGCCCTGAAGACTAACTTGAATGAACTAAAGGCCGCGATGGTTGATGTTGTTGCCTCCAGTAAGGAAGCAAAGAAGGGAGCAGATGGCCTGGGTGCTAGCAAGGAAAGTCTGTCGGCAAAGACTTCGTTACTGAACCGTGGGCTACAGGCCAGTAAGGCTGCCTTGTCTCCCCTGGGCAGCCTGTTCAATGGTGTCGCTGCTGGCGCCAGGGGACTTTTGGCCGCATTAGGCCCGATCGGTATTGCTCTTGGAGTCCTGGCTGTTTTTCAACAGGCATATAACAATGCGGCTCAAAAGTCAAACACCATTTATCGAGAGTCTGAAACAAGCCTGAAGGCAATTGATTCTGCAATTACGGACCTCACCGGCAAAACCCAGGATCTGGAGCAGCCTATCAGTGGACTTGGACTTGCGTGGCTTGAGTTCTCGCTGGTCGTAAAAGAGTCGGTTGATGCCGTCAAGAGCTTGCTGGATTCGCTGGCGCCTAGCTCTGATGCCGCTGCTGGTGGTGCCGACAATGCTGCTAACGCGTTTGATCGTTTTGCTAAGGTGCTTGCAGGAGCTGGCTTTGGCGCTCTTGCTGGTTCGGTTTTTGGCCCGGTAGGCACCGCTATTGGCGCCGTCACTGGAACATTAATTACTCTGGCCGCGACAGGTGATGCAACAGAAGCGCAATTAAAGCAACTTGCATTAGAGTTCAAGGCTGTTGAGAATGCCTCCGCTAGGGAAACAGTAGCAATTAGCAGGCTGTCTGCTGCGCTGGTTACCGGTGCAAACGATGCAGCCAAGACAAAGGACGAGATCGCCAAGCTAAAAAAAGAGTTAGAAGCGAAAACTAATGCAGGAGCTCCACAGGAGGAAATCAATAAACTGACGGAGCAGATACTACAAAAGCAAAATCAACTGAATGCTTCCAGTGCAAAACTGGGCGCAAGTTACGGCTTGATTTCGACTCAGGTAGCTAAGACCGAGGCTGCCTTGACACAATTAAAAGCGAAACAAGAAGAAGCTACCATAGCAGCCGGTAAATTCCCTGAGGGGTATGCCAACGTAAGGCCTGAGCTTGTTCAATTATTCAATCTGCAAAAGAACTTAAATGCCAACATAGGACTTCAACAAACTCTACAGGATCGAGTCAGAGAAGGTCTCATTGATGCCACTGACGCCCAGCAGAGACTGGTCTTGGCGGCACAGGAAGAAAAGACGGTAAGGGAACAAATTGCTGCAATCCAAAGAGAATTACAAGGTAAAGGTGTTGATATTCAAGGGGCTCAGCAAGACCCTCAACTGCAGGCGGCAATAGCAGCGGCAGCGCAATATGAGTCTCAACTTCAGCAGCTTGATGAAGCTGTTAAGCAATTAGAGGCCGACTTGAAGGCTCAGAAAATAGCAAAAGATGAAGCAGCCAGGGCGACTGGTTTGTTGACATCAGAAGAAAAAGAGTACGCTACAACGATATCTAGTGTATCAGATGAAATCTCCAGACTCAAGCAGTTGCTGGAAGAAGAGCTTGATCCAGGCTTGAAGCCAGAAAAATGGCGTGAAGTTAATGCAGAGATCGCTATTGCACAGGTCAACCTTCAGCGTCTGAAGGACAGCGCAGAGGGGCTGCAAGCGCTGTTTACCGCGACGACCATCCGAATCGGTATTGACACAGGAGCTCTCGCTGATTCGGTAGAAAATGCAAAACGAATCGTAAGCTCACTTGAAACCGCTGAAGCCCTGATTAATGTTAGAGCCCCTGAGCTCCCCAGTGTAATAGCAAATCTGGTGCAAGCACGTCAGAACCTGGATGATATCAACGGCTATGTTGCCACTGTAACTGTAAAAGTAATTGAACAAGGATTGAGCACTGGTGCATTACGAGAAACGGTGGGAGTTTTGGATCAGCAATTGAAGGCGCTAGGGGCTCAGTCAGTATCAATACCTATAGACAGTCCTGGCATAGACGAAGTTCTAACAAAAATTGAAGAGGTTAACCAGCGAAAAGAGCTAGGCACTTTAACCAATGATCAACTGGAAGAGCGTTCCATACAAAATCAACTGAAAAGGCTTGATATAATTGAAAACAAGCAAAAGAATAAGATAGATAACGAGATCAAAGGTCGCAAAACTGCTGATGCAGCAGCAGAAAGAAGTGCGCAAGCAGAAATTCAGCAAATCCAGGCTGCTTCAGAGGCAAGAAGAGCTGCTACACAGCAGCAAATTCAATTGATCCAACAGGCCCTGCAGGCTGCAAGAACCGCCTCTGAATCTCGTCTAAGGTTCTTGGACCAAGAAGCAGCTAAAATTGATGCAAATAACAATCGATTGCAGGCCGGTTATGCCGCCCAAATCAGATCACTTCAAGGACTGACAAAAGCCGAAAAAGAACAGCAAGCGATCAAAGAAAAAGAGCTTAAATTTCAAGCAGCTTTTGGAAAGACCGAAGAAGAAAAACTCGATGCCAGAGCTCAGCTAGAGCGACTTGCGAGAGAAAAGGCAATAGCATCAGTGCAAGAAAAAGCTAGAAAAGCGGCAGAGCAAGCGGCGGCCGATAGGGAGGCGATCGAGCAGCGAAGAGCAGCAGAACAAGAAGCAATCAGAAGAGATGAAGAAGAGTCCGCACGCAGGATTGCAGCAATTGAAGAAGAAGCCAGAGCAAAAGAACAAGCAGATAAACTCGAAATTAAAAAGATTGAAGAAGGAATTAGAGCACAAAAAGCACAAACTGCCGAGCTCGAATTAGAAGGCGCCAAAAAAAATCTACAGTTTGAAGCAGAAAGACAGAAGCTTCAAGAGAGAGCTGACGAACTCCGACTGAAGAGGCTGGAGGCAGAAGAAGAAGTAATCGATTACCTGTTGGCAAAACGAAAGGAAGCCGAAGAAGTCGGAGACCTTGAGAAAGCGGCTGAAATCAACAAGGAGATTGCTGGTATCTCAGAAGGAGTGGCAAACACCGCAGCAAGCTTTGGCGAAGGAACAAGCGAAGCCAGTGATGCGTTGTCGTCTGTAGGCGCTCCTGCTGCTGAATTTGTCGCGGGTCAATTGTATAACGCTGCAGAAGCCGCAACTCAGATAGGCAACAAGATCAGAGCACTAGATGGTCTGACTGTCCGCATAAATATTGCTGGAATCCCAGGACTGTGGACTGGTGGTCCCACCGAGGCGGGTAAAGTATATCAAGTTAATGAACTCGGTCAGGAGGGCTTCTTAAGTGCTGGGGGTACTCTTAGGCCGATCAACAAACCTAAAAACGCCTTATGGAGAGCTCCAAGTGCTGGTACTGTGATCCCAGCCCATATCATGAGCGCACTAGACGCTCCAAAAACAGGCGTCAAAGCGAATATTCCTGGCGCTTCAGTGGCAGCGGCATCTGGCGCCTCAAGTCAAATGACTAAGGCCTTGCAGTCCAGCCTTTCTGCCAACATCAGAAGTGGCAGGGCAATCAATGAACTTGCATCCGTCCAAGCTCAACAAGCCCTTCAGATCGGAAAGCTAAGTAGTGCCGTTAACACACTTGCAGCTAAAGATTGGAATGTCCATGTAAAAGTTCGCAGTAATGACAACGACTTTGTTCTTGATGCCCTGAGACACGGACTGTAATGGCAATATCCATTGGCGGTGTTTCTTTCTCTAGGTTAATCGCTCAGCCCTTGGTTTATGACGCGACCAATGGAAGGGCTGGACTGGTTGCCCGTCGATGGGTGGTTTCCGGCTTGGTTACACCATCAGAATGGCTGAGCCTGGTCAGCGTGTACGACGCCTGGCGAGCACTTAGGATTAACGACGAAGATTCGCTCACGTCTGAATCCATCGGAACAACTGTCTTGTTTTCTGGCACTGGAGCCGGAGGACAGACCTGGAGTAATATAGCCTGCTGGTTTGATGAGCCACCAGTTGCTGACCAAAATGGTTACTGGCTGGCCGTAACAGCATCAGTCATTGATGCCAACGAGGCCTTAGCGGTACTCCTGCGAGAACAGGCGCTAGCAACAGAGCAGGAAGACCTGCCTGATTTTGGAACGATTACAATCAATGGCGTCGTCCTGACGCTTAAAAAACCAGTCGATACTTATGGGGAAGGTCCCAGTGTCAACCTGACTGCGGGCGGAGTTCATTACATTGAAGGACCCAAAGTAGTCTACAAAATTAAAGACATCGAAGGAGCGACAACGGAAGCTGGTTGGAACAATATCAGGGCATGGTATGAAGCTACAATCGTAACAACGCCTACCACGGGGGATCTATATCCGATTTCCGTGCCAATAGCGACAGCCGAGAGAAAAGTGATCAGCGGAGTAAAAACCACAGAATATATCGTCACCATGCAATTGGGGCAGATAATCTAAATGGCTATCGATCTCAGGGCCACCGTATCATGCAGTTTAGGGAGGGTGATCTCTGGCTCTGTTAGTGATAGTTTTATCCAAGGGGCTGGCCTGATCACTACAACGGGTGATTGCGTCATAGATGGAATTATCACGCCGAGCGTCGGTCAACAAGTGACGTTTGGATACGTGAAAAATGGGCTAGCAAGAAACATTCCAAGGCGACTGCGTGTTTTAAGCTTTTTTGCCAATCCTTTTACCAAGCAGACCACAGTAAGCCTTGGCTGTAAACTTACTTATTTGTCGAGTTTACGAGAGGCAATTGACTGGACTGCATTTAACGATCCCGAAAATGCAGACAGAACTGAAGCAGAGCAGGATATAGTTACTGTTCCGATCAATGCGAAATCTATAGCCAAACAATGTCTAGATGCACTAGGACTTCAGCACGATCCAATCCCGTTAACAAATAAATTCAGCATATCGACTTTTGATTTTGGTAGCGGCTACGTTAATATCTTGAATGACCTACTGGTGTCGGAGTCGTATTTTGGGTACCTTGATCAAGGTGAAGTATTCAGGATTAGGGCACTAGATTCTTATGATGGGCCGACACCAATTTTCAGTGAGCAAAATGTAGTAGAAGTTGGCAGTATCAACAGCGGCGAACTACCTGGAGAAGCTGTTACCGTTAGCTACAACACCCTTGTGCTAGGGAAAAAAGAGGTTGCTGCGGACCAGGGAGGTGCCAATCCTTATAACTGGGATTACGATATAGTTCTTTCCCCCGAAAAAACAATCGTATGGGGACAGGGTGATGCAGGTTTTGACGAAGATGAGGGTGTTACCTCTAGGTACTATTATGCTCCTCCTGTATTCTCTTACGTTCCAAAGACGGAGACGATTACACTGTATGACAAATGGGACAGAGTAAAACAAAGAAGAACAGTGGAGCATAGTATACTAGCTGAAACCGCTCCGGATTATATTAAAGGCAAAACAGCCTTCCTGTTAGACCCGTACTACAAGCGCCTACAAATGCAACGAATAGGCTCAGTGCTGTCGAGAAAAGTTACAGTGACGAACTATGAGTACAAGTACAGAGACGTTGGCCAAAAACCAGAAGACTATGATACAATAAAAAGGGAAATCACCAAGACGTACCAACCTATTTGCGCGACTGTGCAGCAGTCAGAGCCTGGCCTGCTTTATTCACAGTTCTTCTTGTACAATAACTTCAGATATGAAACAGTCAAAAGCAGTTTTAAGTTCAAGTGGCGTGGCAAAAAGAAGACCTATAAGATAAAATACAAGACCCCGGTCTGGAGTCAGCCCAGAGACTTAACCCAGAATGAAATCTCGGAAAAGACTGTTATTACTTATGAAGATTCAGGGGTCTTTGGTGTCAACGTGAGACGAAAGGCTCTTAGGGACTTTGTACGTTCTGCTAGCTTTAATGAAATTGTAACAGACAGAAGATTTGTGTCCAAGATTATCACAGAAGAGTACAAAATACCCACCTTGGCTAGGTCTGTAAGCTTCAGTCCTACTGTTTATGAGTTATGGGAAGAAAAGGATATGGAGGTTGAAAATGTTTCAGTCAGAATGATCTCCGGTCGAAGTGCTTTCGCTGAGACCAGGCCTGATAGCGCCTCTAGGGCAAATGCTAATAATCTTGGATTTACTGTGGAATCCAGTTCCGGCCTGGAGTTGGCACTTGGAAGTGCTCAAGCACAACGTATAACCGAGTTTTCGATGCCTTACGCCCCTGATGATGTATTCATAAAACAAGGGAATACTTATGTAAGCAGAAAAAGTGACGCGGCTCAAAAGGCAAAGAAATTTGGCACAATTCAAAACAAGATGCTGCTTGGTAACAGGAATGGCATGAATATCCAAACTATCCCAGAGGTCATACCAAACCAGCCATTTTCTTCTGTTATTATCAGGGCAAATGGTACATCCGCCTTGTACAGGACCAATGGATTATCGTGGACTTTTAGCAACACTGGAGTTGTTGCTTCTATTGATGCGTTATATTGGGGAGTGATTGGTAGGTCGTCATGATAGAAGTTCTCGCCAGTGTAATAGCCATTTCGCTTTCGGCAGTTCCACCGGACATAATTCAATCCTGCTATGTTTCTGTCCCTGATTCAGGCGGCATAACGCCGGAAGTACCTGCGTCCGAGAGTGCTGCAATTTTTACTCCGGTAGCGCCAGGTATCACTTATGTAAATTTGCCTCCAGAACCGGTTATCTATGATGATTCTCCGGATCAGATGATAGGGTGTATCAATGATACCGGCGATAATCCTCAAGGTCGTCTGAACGCTTTGTTTCCGTCTGCTATTAGTGGAGATGGGGTCGTCGAAAGGTTCAATAATGATATTTGGGTTTACGATGGAACCCTCTGGACGAACGTTGGTCCAAATCCAGGGCCAAAGATGGTCGTCTCTGAGGTGCTTCCTGTTTGGAATGAAACAGTAGAAGTAGAGGGGAATACATACATAAAACCACAAATCCAATCATTTGGCTACTCAGTTACTCCAGTCTTATCTGAATTCGACACCATTATTACTAATGTAGAAATTACCACGACAGAAACAGTCCCCCTCGCGACAATTCAAACAGTTGGACTGAGCCCGTCAATCAATGCGAGAGGAGTTCCTGATATTAAGACCATTGAACTAATTGGTGCAGCGCCAATCGTTTCGACTGGTGTTATCGCTAACGTTCCTGTTGTTTCCAGTATTTACACGACAGGGGTACCCCCTGCTAATGTTGGCGAGCCAGCTACTATTGTGTTTGTTTCTACTACTGAGTTACGAGTTGTAAATTATATTCCAGAAGTCGAGACCCCGATAGCGGTTAGACCTCCTGTTGCAACCACTTCTTTGGTGGCTAATCCACCCTACATCGCTCAATATGGTCAGCAGATTTACACCACAGCAGGAAGCTATAGCTTTGAGGTGCCAGACAACGTCTTCAGCATTTCTGTTCTTTGTGTCAGTGGTGGCGGCGGATCGTCGGGTTGCCCTGGAGGTAGCGCAATCAGTGCCGGCGGTGGCGGCGGCGGTGCCATTGCTTATGTCAATGATATTCTTGTAACCCCAGGAGAGTTGTTGACCGTTAATGTTGGCGCTGGCGGCGCTGGCGGGGCAACGGTCGATAGCGCCGGCTCCAAAGGTGGAGATTCAGTCCTACTTCGCGGAACCAGCGAATTATGCTGGGCCGTAGGGGGAGCAGGCGGCCCTAGAACCGGGTCCTCGGCTCAGCCTGGATATCCAGCTATAACTGATGCAAATTATGCCTCTCCGGACTGGGCTGGAGAAGGCGGATTCGGCGGAGGCGGCACCTCAAACCAAGGCGGCGGCGGTGGTGGCGGTGCTGGCGGTTACTCCGGTTATGGAGGTGACGGCGGGGAAACCAATACCGGTATTGGCAGTGATGGACGTGGCGGCGGTGGCGGCGGTGGCGGCGGCCAGCAAGCCGGCGGCGCTCCAAATAACGCTGGCGGCGGTGTCGGGATCTTTGGGGAAGGAGCTAACGGGCTTGGTGGTGCTCCAAATAACCCAGGAGGCGGCGGCTCTGGCGGCGGCAGCGGTCGCGCTGCTGGTGTTGGCGGTCTCTATGGCGGCGGCGGTGGTGGTGCAGAGGACGACACGGCCAGGGTTGGTTCTGATGGCGGCGGTGGCGCTGTCAGGATTATCTGGGGTCCTGGGCGGCAGTACCCAGGTTCGGCAACGGCAGCAATCAATGTAAGAATTCTTGTTCCTGCTGCTGCTGTGGCAGTTAACGTTGAAGATCCTTCAGTGAAGACAGGAGTCTCTGTTGCTGCTCCAGCATTAAGTATTTCACTGGATAGCGCCTCTCCTTCCGTGGTCATAGGTCCGTAGTCCGCTTGATGAAATGGTAAACTAATTCAGTTAAAGTCGGCACCGGATCGTGGCTGTTACTGTTTCGCTCTATAATCATACTTCTAAGCTTTTTGCTGAGGGGTCGCTGAACTATACCGACACGTATCAGGTAATCCTTTGCACTGCGGTAACCTTTGATGCAACCAATACGACCTTGGCTGGTGTAACCTACACCGAGGTTGCAAACGGCAATGGGTATACCACTGGCGGCCAGTCTTTGGCGAACGTAACTGTTGGTACTGTCACTACTAATGACGCGTCTTTTGATGCTGATGACGTGACGTGGACCGCGAGTGGAGGCTCCATTATCGCCAGTTACGCATTGCTCTATAATGACACAATTGCCGGTGATCCACCTTTGGCTTTGGTTGATTTTGGGCAAATTGAAGAAGCAGGCGATGGTACTGATTTCAAAATTGTCTGGAATGCCAATGGTATTTTCCAGTTTGTGGTTGCATAGTAATCAGTAATGGGTTTACTGGGTTCTACCGCAAGGGAAGGTCTTAGGCGAATAGCTGAAGATGCTTATTCAGGCAAAACCTATGTCACCATTTTGTGCAACACAAATGGTGATACCAGTTACACAGCCGAAAGCAGTATTTCTGACTGGGAGACCATAGAGGTTTCAGGCAATGGCTATTCAAGAAGTAATTACCTGCTACAGGATGTAGGATCTCCTAGCTTAACCGATGGAACCTGTCTTGCCGCTGAGATTCCTGCTGATTTCAGCGCGACTGGTGGATCGTACACCTACGACAGTCTAGTGATTTTTGAGCAATCAGCTTTGTACCCTGTTTCGGTGTCAACGATTTCACCAGCAAAATCCCTTGGCGATGGAGAAAGTGTTTCATATCGTGTTGACATTAAGCTAAGTCAAGTAGACTTCCCTCTTCAGATAGAAGCACCTGAAGACCCGTTTTTTGGTCAAACACGGGTTTATATTACGTTCGAGGAGGGCGGAGAGGGAAGTTCTTTTGCTTCGGGTGCAACTGATTCTGGCTTTTACAGGCTTGATCTGGGTAGTTTTCAATTGCTTAGTGGTTCACTTATTTCTAGGAAAAGGTCTAAATTTGGAGCGCATTCTCTTGAATCATTTACTGATTCCGGCGGGGTTAAGGGCGGACTGTATATTCAGCAACTGGTTTCATTGAATCTTGACAATCTTGACTTCACAATTGAAGCGCATATTTTTCTTGCTGGTGCCTTCTCTTCCTCTAGGGCGACCATTGCCCACGGCCCTGGAGGGAGCTGGATTTTTTACGTAGGAAAAGATAGTGATTTTGCCACAACGGAAAATCCGAACGGATTTGTACTTAATGCTAATATGGTTACTGACACAGGAAGCCCTAAATTTGTTTATCCGATAACGAGCGTTGGAGCGTTGGTACCAGAGAAAAGGTGGTGCCATGTGGCATTTGTTCGAGCCGAAACAAGGTTTATCCTATTTGTTGACGGCGTGATTGCTAGTGAGGAAACATTTGACGATTTCTTTTCTATTCAAACATCTGTGGCAGAACTCGTCCTAGGGGCATCCGAGGATTCTGTGAGTCGCAATTTTAACGGATACATAGACAACTTTCGGATGACGATCGGAACAGCAAGGTATGAAGACAATTTTGAACCGCCGGAATTACCTTCTTATTCGGGTATCCTATAGCAGTTAATAGGCGGATATGGCGATTACGTCAACACTTAGTTCAAAAGAGCTAGAGCGTATCGCTGTTCTGGCTTATGAAGGCAAGACCTTGAGGGTCATGCTTTGCAACGCCACGACAGAAGCCGCACTTGACTACGATGAAAATACTAGCATTGCGGACTGGAAAACAATAGAAATTGATGCTGCCGGATATACGGAGTATTCCCAGGTTGTACCTGCGGGCAGTTATGACTTGGTTGACGGCAGGTATGAAATCCCTTATATAGATGCTGAGTTTACCGCAACAGATAGCTACAGCTTCAACAGGATTGTCATCTATCTTGATTCTGAATTGTATCCACATTCCTTGGTCATAGAAGACCCAGGAATTGTTATGTTTGCCGACCAGATTCAAAGGTATCGAATCAACCTAAACATAGACGACTGACATGAGCCTCGATATCAACATCTCGGTAAACGAAGAACTGTCTGCCTTGTTGAGAGGATCTTTGAGTGCCGCGACATCAAGAAGAGTTGCAGCGTGGGCAATACAACAGCTTGCAAAGAAAAAACTTGGCTTGCCATACGAAAGACTACCTGGCTTTTATTCTCCTTCTCAGCCTTTTGTCCAAGACACGCTAGTTATTGACACTTATAACGGAGGTGAAATTGCACAAACATGGTCTCCGATTCAGAGGGAAGAGAAGAAAGAAAAACCAGGAGCACGAAGGGTTAGATTAGATGTTTCCGTAATAGACGAAGATGACAATTATAGCGGAGACCAACAAGCCGATTGGCAGCGCTATCGTTCGGCAAACCCATATTCTCAATTTATGCTATTAGTACCAACATATAATAGCTCTCAAATCAGTAGTGTCAACTCCCCATCGGTTATCGCTAACGACCCTGCAGCAAAAATCGCGTCAGTTGGAAGACCGGGCGACCCCTTTCAGAAAACCAGTGGTCCAGCCTGGAAGACCTTGTTGCCCAGCAGTATAAATTCCGGTAATCAGGTCATTGACAGTGTTAACATCTTCGTTGACACATCAGGCTCGATGGACCTTGCAACCGTAGAACCCGACCTTAATGCTTTCAAGGGTGACATAGCTTCTCTTTATGGTGTAACCCCTAACGTGATAAGCAGTAGCGCAGAGAACTGGCTCTTACCCCACATAGGTTAAAATGAATCAAGATCAAGTTTTGTTGCAGAAATCAAAAATTACAGCAGCACTATTAAGGCGGCAGTTTTCTATTATGAATTCAAAGCCTCCGATCAATACAGTTCAAATCAAGAAAAGTTCTTAGGTATCCTATTGCGCCCCATAGGGTGAGATACCCTGCTAGCAATGCCCGAAAACCAAGCAATGACCTCCGAGACGGAAGTCAATGAAAGCAATGCCAACCAGGAGTCTGGTGTCGGCGCCGTTAACACCGACCTGATTCCTAAGTCTGAAGTTGACAACCTAATGAAGGCCCTCCGGGCCGAGCGCGAATCGAGGAAAACCTACGAGAAAGAACTCAAGGAAAAGTCTGCGCAACTGGAGAAGTTTGCGCAAATCAATCCCGAGGAGTATCGCCGCCTACAAGAAGAGGCCGCGATTGCTGAACGTGAACGCCTGGCGGCGGAGGAACGGACTTCCCTTCTGGAAGAGAAGTACGGTGCTCAAGCTGCTGAAGCCAACAAGAAGGCGGAGCAATACCAGAGCGAGCTCAAAGAGTTTCGCAAGCGTTATGCCCTGGAGAAGGTATTTTTTGCTGCTGGTGGCCGCACTGACTCCGAAGGTGGCATTAGCTTCTTTGACTTACTGGCAGATCGTCTTGGTTCCAGTTTCCGCCTGGAGGCGAATGGTGGCATCACCGTTGTAGACAGCAATGGCGATCCGATCCTGGATGCCGATACTGGCAAGCGAATTGCTCCTGAGGAATACCTGAGTTCCTTTAAGTCCCATCCTATCTACGGGACGTTCTTCAAGGGACAACTTGGTAGTGGAGCAGGCATTGGCTTTGGAGGAACTGACGCCAATGGTATGACGGCCGAAGACTTTGGCTCTCTGAGTTCTGATGCAATGTTTGAACGCGCATTTGGCAGCATGTAATAAACAAGCCCCACTTAGGGGCTTTTTTGTAACATTTTAAATAAATTGGCATACTAGGCTGAGGAGATACCCTGATATCCGAAGTCGAGACGACAAGGATTAGAAGGGTGTCAAGCTTTTGGTCTAGGCGAGATGCCATCAGAAGCAAATCACCCGTTCTTTTCTTGTCTACCCTTTAGAGGTTTACCATGGGTCTCAGTCTTGTTGAGGCTAAAAAGCATAGCCGCAATCCCCAAGAGATTGCTATCATCACCGAGCTTTCTGCGGGTCCCCTGCTGAGCACGCTGCCCTTCCGTGAAGTGCAGGGCTCTGGTCTGTTCTATAAGCGTGAAGAGAATCTTGGGGACGTGGGTTTCCGCGCCTTCAATGATGGCTACAGCGAGAGCTACGCCGAGGTGCGTCAGTACAGCGAAGCGCTGAAACTCTTTGGTGGCGACATCAAGGTCGATCGTGCTATCGTTGAACTGGAAGGCCCCCAGGCCCGCGCCTATCAGGTGCAGGCCAAGGTTCGCGCCATGCGCCTGGCCTTCGAGGGTCTGTTCATCAATGGTGACAGCAACAGCACTGCCGCTGAGTTCGATGGCCTGAGCGTCCGTCTGCCCGCCGCTGAGGCCGGCAGCCACTCCCAGATCATTGCCAATGATTCCAGTGCTGCTGCGCTGGACCTGAACAAACTCGATGAAGCCATCGACGCTGTTGATGCCCAGGGCGGCCAGAAGTATCTGGTAATGTCCAAGTCCGCTCGTCGTCATCTGAGCGCCGTGGCCCGTGCCTCCGGCCAGATCGACATCCAGCGTTCCGAGTTCGGCGGCCAGCAACTGGTGTACGGCGGTCTGCCGGTACTGGAGATCGATCGCGACCACAAGAACGTGCCCATCCTGGACGGCACCCCTGGTGATCAGTCGATCTATGTTGTGTCCTTCGGCAACGATCACCTGACTGGTATCCAGAACGGCGGCCCGAGTGTCCGGGACCTGGGTGAAGCTACTAGCGCTCCTGTGCTTGTGACTCGGGTCGAATGGATGGTGTCAATCGCTCTGATCAATGGTCGCGCCGCCAGTCGTCTGACCAACATCGACGCCACCGCTGCCATCGCCTGATTCACTCTAGCGAATGGATTACTGCCCCGCCTAGTGCGGGGTTTTTTGTGCTAGAGTAGTTTGAACTGAAGCCGTCCAATGAAGCCACACATACCTCTTCCCTCAATGGAAATCCTTAATAAATACTTTGACTTAGACCCTTTGATACCTAATGGGCTCCGATGGAAGAGAAAATCCTCGAAAAATACTATTATAGGTAGTCCTGCAGGGCGTAAAACTGTCTTTGGCTACTGGGAAGTTAGGTTAAATAAAGTTCTGTATAAGTCTCATCGGATCATCTACAAGATGTATACGGGTATCGATCCTGTCGATCTTGAGATAGACCACTATGATCGAGATAAATCGAACAATAATGGCGCAAACTTGATGATGGCCACTCGTGGAGAACAACGAGTGAATTCTGCGGTAAAGGGTGTTGTACCTTATCGAAATGTTTGCATTGACAAAAGTAACCATAAAAACGGATGTCCTTATATCTCGCACGTAGGCAAAAAGGTAGAGGGCAAAAAGACAAGCAATTTTCTTGGCTATTACGCCAACCCTTACGAAGCCTCCCTGGTTGCTCTGTGTTGGAAAAAAGAAAATGGCATGCGCTGGGAGTATGCTCCTGCTGGCACTCACTGATTCAGCGCGGGGCTTTTCTTTTGCCGGAAGACTAAAGAAGTCAGTATTTACCAATGGTTACGCCTGGCACATACAACATAACAATTCCTAGGCGTGCAACCTTTAGGCAGCGCTTCCAGTTGCCTTTTGATTGCACTGGGCACACGTTGTATGCGCAGACATGGAGTACCATCAGGCGAACCAAAAAATTGCTTGATTTCTCTATTGACTGGGTCGATCAGGCTAGTGGTGAGTTTGATTTAGTTGCAGATTCGATTGACACCGAAGATGTAACTGTTAATGGATATTGGGATCTATTGGTTGTTTACCCTAGTGGGGAGTCTGACTACTGGATTCGCGGCACTGCGACACTTGATGCTGGTTACACCGAAAACCCGGAGAATGTCTAATGGCTGTTCAACCTGTTATTAATGTCATCGAAGAAGGCGGTGTTCAAGTTGTCCGTGTTCTGGAGCCTGGCAGCGTTTGGTTGATCGGAACCGGCGCTCCTGGTGCATCGCTTGGTAAAGTTGGAGATCTTTATCTTGACGACGCCAGTGGCGATGTTTACGGACCAAAGACCACAAGCGGATGGGGCGCTTCTTCTTTTACACTTACTCCCGGCGAATTTGATAAAATCAAATTTAACTTGGCGGCTGCTGTTGAAGTAGCGCAAGGGGAATTAGCATGGGACGCAGACAATAGCACTGTTGGCCTTGGTCTCGGCGGAGGAGTCATCAGCAAGATTGGCCAAGAGGTAATGCTGTACTGCCGCAATGGTAGCGGTGTAACCCTGAACATCGGAACTGCCGTCAAGTTTGCTGGCACTATCGGTAATTCTGGCAGGCTTGTCGTCGATAAGATGATTGCCAATGGAACGGTTCCTGGATATCTATTTTTGGGGGTGACGACTCAATCTATCGCTCCGGGCGCAGATGGATTTGTAACGACATTTGGGAAGGTTCGCGGGGTCAACACGAATGACTACGATGAAGGTGTTATTTTATGGTGTGACCCGGCAAATCCTGGTGGATTTACTGTTACAGAGCCAAGTGCGCCAAATGTAAAACTACCAGTGGCGGCGGTCGTCTCGTCCGCCAACAATGGAATACTGATGGTTCGAGCGGACAGTGGCTCCAGACTTCAGGACTTGCATGACGTAGAGGCAAACGGGGCAAAGGCTAATCTTGATGTCCTTCATTGGAATGCCAGTAATTCTAGGTGGGAGCCCAGTGACCGTCTGACACTGCTTGAGCAGCGAGTTGCTGCACTTGAGGGCTAAAAAAGGCATACTAAGATAGCCCCAGGAGTTAGCTGTGATTGGCACGCTCGGTCAGTTCGTCAGGGAAATCAGAGATAAGCTGGCCGGTGTTGGCGATCCGATTCCCGTAAACATTGAAGGCGCATCTCTTGAGTTAAATGCGGATGGAATTGAGATTTCTAACGATGTTGGAAACCCAATTCCGACCGTAACAGGTCTGTCTATTCCGGCCCATGATTATGTGGAGCTTGGATATACAGGATCTGACGTTACTAGTGTCGCTTACAAGACTGGGGGGATCTGGGACAGTGGAACCGAGACCTACAGCGGCGGCACTGTTGTCGCCGAACTTGAGCTTGTTTATAGCGGCGGCAATCTTGTTAAGATTGTAGAGGTCTAAGTCATGCCGCTTCAATTCAACCCGTTTACCGGGAATCTAGATTTTGTTGCCGCTCCAATCAGTGCCTTAAATGTGCTGGGCACCGTCGTCAATGAGGCGGCACTGCCTGGTGGTGCAACAACTGGTGATGTATACCAGACAGAAGATACTGGTGAGTTTTATGTTTGGGATGGTGCTGCCTGGGATAATTTAGGAACTCTTGTTGGCCCTCAGGGCATCCAAGGCGATCCGGGGCCTGCTGGCGCTGACGGCGCTAATGGCGCCGACGGCGCTGCTGGCGTTGGCGTCCCTGCGGGTGGCACCACCGGCCAGGTGCTCGGGAAGGCCAGTGGTGACGACTACGACACCGAATGGGTCGATCAGACAGGTGGTGGCGGCACCCCTGGTGGCTCTGACACCCAGGTGCAGTTCAACGATGGCGGCAGCTTTGCTGGCTCGGCCGACCTGACATGGGACGACACTGCCAAGGAGCTGGGCGTCGGCGGTGACATCAACCTGGATGACGGTGGCACCTATACCACCACACTCCAGATGGTGACAGCTACCGCTAACCGCACCATCAGCTTCCCTGACGCTACTGGCACCGTCGCCCTGGTTGCAGGCTCAAACCAGACGGTCCAGTTCAACTCTGCTGGTGCGCTGTCCGGTGATAGCGGCCTACTCTATGACGCCACCACTGGTGCGCTGACCGTTGGCGGCAAGACCGTTTCGGCAGATGCACCTGTCATCAACCTCAGCCAGTCGTGGAACAACGCTGCGGTTACGTTCACTGGGATAAAGCTGAATGTAACCGATACGGCAAGTGCCAGTGCTAGCAACCTGCTGGATTTGCAGGTGGGTGGGGTGAGTCAGTTCAAGTTGAACAAAGAAGCAGCGCTTACGTGTCCCAATGATTTTATATTTACCAGAGGCGCAACAACTTCGTTTAGAGCTGGTACTACAAGGTTTTCAACTGTTTCGGAGTTGGGACTAAGCAATAATAATGCCTCTAGCCCAGACGCATTTATTGCCCGCGACGCCGCCAACACCCTCGCCCAACGCAACGGCACCAACGCCCAGACCTATCGCCTCTATAACACCTACACCGACGCTAGTAACTACGAGCGCACCTCAATAACCCGCGATTCCAGCGGTCTTGTTATTGATGCACAAAAGGCCGGCACTGGCGCAGATCCAACGAATTTGTTGGATGTGAAGCTGGATGGTACGAGTTATTTTTCAACATCATCGAGCGGTTTTGCCACTATTAGTGGTCCCAATAGCGTCAACTCAACCGGTTTAATCCTAAAAGAGGGGTTTAACGGCGTTAGTAACACATATATTTACTTTAGGAATTACTTTAGCCAAGACGTTGCAAGAATAAGTGCTATACCCGGAAGGTTTAGGTTTTTTGTTAATGACTCTGCAGGCGGAACCGACCGAGAGATATTCAATCTCATTGGGTCTGGTCATAGGATGCTGCTTAACCAAGACTTAAGTCTTGAGTGGAGGGATACAGCAGGTGACTCTTGGAGTGCCATTGGCACTGCTGACGTTGGTCTAGCCCGCGATTCCGCTGGCGTCGTCAAAGTCACCAACGGCTCCACCGGCACCGGCTACATCAAGCAAGATCCCGTTGCCGTATCTGCCCTGCCTTCTGCTGCAACCGTAGGCGCCGGCACCAGGGGTTTTGTCAATGACGCCAATGCCACGACCTTTGCATCCGTCGTTGCAGGTGGTGGCGCCAATGTGGTGCCGGTCTACAGCGATGGCACTGACTGGAGGATCGGCTGATGACATCCTCTGTTGACACCTCCGCTGCTAGTCCCATGGCCCTTGATTCCCTGACCATCACCATCACCGCCCCTCGCGTTATTGACGGGCTGGTGTTTGCTTCCAATACTGCCAAGATGTCCCCCGAGGACTACTGCACATTCCTGCTCACCCAAGACGGCCACCGCTTTGCTGATGCCAACAGCTATGGCGTCATCACCAGCGCTGCCTTTGTCGCCCGCTTCACACCCCAGGAGTACGGCAACATCCTGGCTGCCGCCCAGGACACCGTACCCGTACCAGATCCCATCCCTGGTGTTCCAACCGCCGACGAACAGCAGGCGTATGACGACATGGTGGCCGCCTATGCGTTGATTGAAGAACCAACAGCAGAAGAGACGGCGATGTATCAAGCGGTGTTCGATAGCTACATGGCTGCAATCGCAACCACCAACCAGGCTGAAATCGACGCAGCAGAGGCCCACAACGCCCAGGCCACCCAGGTGCAAGCCCTCCTAGATGAGCTGTTCGCATCCCCCTTGGTGGCTCTAGATGATCCCCGCGCTATCGCCGGCCTGGAGCTGCTGGTGAACTTGGGCCTCTTGGATGCCTCGCGCCCTGGGGAGATCCTGTTCTATGCCCGTCCCACACCTGGGGGTGCGCAATGAGCCTGACCTGGCGGCCTGGGTTTCAGTTTGACGTTGACGCCTCGGCCTACATCGAGGCCGTGGAAGCGGCGGATGAAATCGCATCTCCCGGTATCGGGGCACTGGAAACCGGCGTGCGGTATGCCATCAACAACTTCGTGATCGGCTGCAAGCAGGATGGGATCTGGAGCGCCATCAAGGCAAGTTGCATCTTGGCTGGGGCGAGGACGTTGCAGGGCGCGTTGGTGCCGTTGGTGGGGACTGCACCAACCAAATACGGCACCGAAGGAGGTTGGAACTACAACCGTAAGACTGGGCTACAGGGGAATGGGACAGATAACTATCTGGATAGCAACAGGGCTAACGATGCTGATCCCCAAGACGACAATCACAATGCAGTATGGAATACATCAGGAACTGGGTTTGCAATAGGAACAGGAAACAACCTAGCCGGTAGAAACTTCCTTAACGGGTTCAATACAAGCATACGGTCATCTACTGTTACTGCGTGGTCTGGAGGTTTTGGATTCTGGGGCACATCTAGATCTTCAAGTTCTGCGTATGCACGTAGAAGAGACTCTGCCACTCAGACTGTATCTACTGCCTCCCAGTCCCCAACTGCAGGACAAAGTGTTTCCGTATTTGCGTACTCTGGCGGAGGCGGTTATTCGACCAATGTCATCGCCTTCTACTCCATCGGCGAATCCCTAGACCTGGCCGCCCTCGATGGTCGCGTGACCGACCTGATGACCGCTATCGGAGCCGCTATACCATGACCCACGCACAATCTTGTAACGCTACGACCAGGGAGGTGATGCGATGACGATCTACGTGCCAGGCAAGTTGACGCTAAGCCGCATCCAGCAGTATCCGGCTGTCATCGGTGAACCCTGGGGCGGTGGTTATTTTGCTGGCTACATCAGCCACACCGCTGATGGGAACCCTACCCATGCGCTGATTATCGCTCCTAGCGAGACTGGTGCTACTGGGACTGGGTACACGTTGACCACCGACCTGCAGTGGAAAACCGCAGCCACAACCACTGGAGGCGCATCCAGCGAGTTTGATGGTGCCGCCAACACCGCTGCAATGGTGACAGCAGGTATTGCAGATCACCCTGCTGCTGAGTTTTGCGTGAATCTAAGTATTGGAGGTTTTACCGATTGGTATCTACCTAGCCTCTATGAGCTTGATATTGCTTATTTTAATCTAAAACCATCCACGGTAGCAAACATTACAAGTGTAGGCGTTAATGCTTATTCGGTACCCAAAAGAGAGTCTAACTTCACGACTACTTACCCCACAGTAACAAGCGTCGAGGCGTTCAGCACTTCTTCGCAAGGGTTCTCAACCGCAAGTAATCCCTTTCACTGGTGTTCAACAGAAACTAGCGTATTAGGAGCTACCCGCTATCGCCCTCTTGATGGGTTTAGAGATGCTGTAGGCAAAGCTGTTTCTTACAGAGTCCGCGCCTTCCGCCGCATAGCCCTGCCATGACCATGACCTACATCACGACCACCCCACAAGACACTGCCACCTGGACCGCCCTGGGGGCTGCAATCCCATGACCTGGACCTGGACCCTGCGCACTGAGGAGGTGTTGTGATGAGTTGGATTATTACTGGGACGCAGAAGTACGAAACCGATCCCTACAGAAACAATGTCTCTCTGCTGCTCCACGGAAACGCCGACGGCAGCGGCAACATTTTGGATTCCAGCCCATCGCCCAAGACTATTACCAAGTTTGGCGACACTACATCAACCATTCCACCTTCGTACCCAAATGGCAATAGTACATTTGGGAATGCTTTATACTTTGACGGAAACGGGGATTACTTACAGGCTGTAGACGACGCAATGAGGCTAGGCAGCAGTGATTTTACTATTGAGTTTTGGGTTTATTTCCCGACAGGTTTTACATTTCTGCAAGGAGCAAGCCCCTTATACATAGGGGGAACTAATAACATTATCTTCTCACCGTTCAGCATCAGAGACAGTGCCGGAAGCGTTGTTTCCTACATTAACGGGCAAAACTCTCCTGCCTGGAACATAGCGGCAAACGTCCCCTTCACTACTATTGTTCGTGACACTTGGCTTCATTGGAGCATCACCAGAAATGGAAGCAACTGGTACACATTTGAAAACGGACAGATAAAGAGTCAATTTACTTCTGCTGAATCAGTTTATGACCCTGGTGGCGACAACGGCAGGACACTTTTATTGGGGCGTGCATACACAGATGGCGTCAAGGATGTTCTATGCTATATTGACGAATTTCGCCTCACCCAAGGCGTTGCCCGCTACACCAGTAACTTCACCCCACCTACTGCACCGTTCCCTGACATCTGACCTCGCCCTCTTGGATGCCCGCGTCACCACGCTGATGAACGACCTCGCAGCGGCCATCCCTTGACGCTGTTGCTGCAGGTGGACGGCTCAAGCAAGGGAACGGAAACCCAGTGCTGGCAAACTATTGTTGGCTCTGTGGACACGCTAACAGACTTGGCGTGGGATGCTGGGATCTTAATGTTTTTTCAATAAAAACCGAGCCCAAAGGCGTTACACTGGTCCTACTGGCGCCAGAGCCAGAATCTTTGCTTTCTCATCATGTCTAAAAATCGTGGACGTGGGCGTGGACGTGGCGGCCGGCGTGACCGGATTCGTGATCGTGATCTGCTGACCCGTGATCCAATTATCAACAACCCCGTTGAGCCGAAGGAGCCCGAGAATGTCGGTTTAATCTATGGCTCTTTTGAGCAATACAGCGATCAAATTACTAGCACGCCTTGGTACCTGAATCAGTTGGGTGCGCGTGATGCAGCACTTGCCTATGGATACGACGGCGGTGCTCTTGAATATTTCGCTTATGCACCTACCCTTGAACACTATCAATTTGGCACGATGATCCCGGTGTTTTACATGACCCAGGCAGGCCTCCAGAACACCCTACTTCTTGACGAATCGATCGCATTCTATGCCGTAGGGCCGACACTCGCTTAGTCCTGCGATTTAGCAATTTGCCTGTTTTCTCGGCGGCGTGCTTTACTGTACTGCCGCTTTTCTTATTTCTTTGTTTTTCTGTGAAGATTAATAAACTTACCATTGACGCCATCACTTGGCATTCCCCATGGGTTGAGGCCGCCGATTGTCTTCGTAAAGCAAGACATTTTTGTTTTTCCTAGTGTTCCTTGGTATCCTAATGATGACGGGGCCGATTCTCTACGAGGCACGTCATTCTCAACAGGAGTATTGTCATGGGCGCTCGCGCTACTTATCCGATTCGTGAAGCCTTTCTGCTTGACGAAAATACTAAGGTGACCACCGCTGCCAAGGACATGGGCCTTGACCTGGGCACCGTCAAGACCATCCGTGTCGTCGTTCTGGATGCCACCGTGGTCCAGGCCGCTGGTGGTGGTACCGATGCTACCATCGAATTCCAGGATGCCGATGATTCCGATGCGGTGTTCTACACAATCACCTCCTCGGACCTGGCCAACGTGGATGCCAATGGCGTCTACATTGATCATGTTCGCGGTGCTCTGTGGGAGGGTCGCCAGAACATCAAGTATGCCTACACCGCTGGCGTGGCTGGTGGCGGTACTGCTGGTGCCATTTCCGGCTTCTCGGTCTACCTGGATGCCGTCGAAGTGAACTACTGATTCTGATTCGGTAGCTACTAAAATACCCCGCCTTTAAGGCGGGGTTTTGTTTTGTTGGCACACTAATTACACCGCTAGAACATCATGCACCTCGCTGGTTATCCCAAGTATTTTGTGAAAGACGGCAAGCGTCGAGCCGTCTACTTCACGGGCGAAGTCAGGGACCTGATAGCCATGGGATGGAGGCCCGAAGGTAGGCCTAAACCGGAGCGGAAGATTCAACCAGAGCCAGAGCCCGAGCCGGAACCGGTTGCACAAACAGAAGAAGTTATCGTTGAAATTCAGGTGGAAGGCGCAACAGAAAAACCAGCATTTGAATTCATGACCAAAGCCGAATTAATCAAGTACGCCAAGGATCGAGGTGTTGAGCTTCAGCAGACGAGTCTCAAAGCGGAAATGATCGAAGCCTGTGAGGCATTATGATGCAAGAACCTGTTTACACAATAGGTCCACGCATTTTGGAGGACGGCACAAACCTGGATGCTGACATCAAAGCTGTCCATCCTGTTATCAAGCACCGCCAAATTTTTGATCCGGTTTCCGATGGCAGCCTTGGGCCAAGTCAGTATGAGGCGGGTCAATTGAATAAAGACAATTCGCTGATTTAGCCATGCCGATGTCTCGTATGATTGCCGCTCCATTTGCAAAACCGCAATCAAAACAGCAAAAACCAAGCAAGCAAAAAGCGAAAAAAAAGAGTAACGGAAGTCTAAAGAGTAAGTAGGATCACCATGGCCGAGCGCAAGAAGAAGAGATCCACTGCTGACTTCTACGCCAACAACCCAGAGGCGTACAAGAAGAAGCTCGCCTACGACAAAAAGCGCAATGCTCGGCCCGATCGCAAGGAATACAGGGCAGAGTTGGCGCGAGAACGGCGTGCCAGGGGGATCATGGGCAAGGGAGGGCCTGATGTTTCCCACGCCTCTGGCGGTGGATTCAAACTGGAAAATGCTTCCAAGAACAGGGCTCGTAATGGTCACGGTAAAAACCCGCGACTAGCACCTGGGAAAGGCACTAAAAAATCTTCTAAGTGATAACCGAGCAGGAAGACTAGAGTATCTTCTTGCTGGATTTGGCTAATCCATTCGCCTTCTTGATCATACGATCAGTCCTCGTTTGCTATGCAGCATGGGGATCGGTTGCTGTGTATGATCTTGTGAACTGCGAAGCAAGACGACCCGGACAATGTGAATCACAACGAGCGGAGCTCAGGGGCGCTGCTACGGCAATCCCTGGTACCTTGCTAGCTTGGCTCGCTGATTCACCAGTGTCTGGTAAGTCTGGATCCTCCTCTGGTAGAAGCCGTTCTAATGACCGGGAGGTATCATGAAGAAGTTCTGGAAGACTGCTTCTCTGGTAATCGACTTTTTTCGTGGTCGGAAACGATTCAACGACCTGCTTCCTTTTATCTTCAATGATATCGACAAGTACCTCCCTGGAATGATTGGTCATGCCACGGGCTATGAGGTTAAGGAGCTAATTACCAGAGCCATTGAAGGTGTGACTGGTAAAAAGGCAACCAAGCGTCAGATCAACAAAGTAATCGAACTTTATTCTCCCATTGTTGGCGCTATCAAGGCGTTTCAAGAGTAAGATGGAGAAAAGCGATTCGCAGATCTCGCAAAACGAGATTTACCTAAAGCTGGGAAAATTAGAAGGACTAATGGAGACATTGTCTTCAAATGTCTCCGGCTTTCAAATGTCATTGAAGGACATTCATGCCAGGATTGATGTAATAGAAACACGCCAAACGATAATGGAGAACTCAATTTCCTCCAGTAAAGGTGCAGCAAATGGCATCGTCTCCTTGGCCCGTGATTTCGCAATACCGATTCTAGCGATAGTTATTGCATGGATGGTTGGTAAGGACTCAATTAGTATCAGTCGGCCAACTGAAATCAACCACGAAAAAGGAAAGATAGAGCGCAGTTACCACTCGCAATAAGTGACCACCTCAGCCAGCCAGATACTTCAGTACGCGCAAGAAGCAGGAGCAAGATGGCCTGAACTTGTTGTTGCACAATTCAAGCTAGAGAGTGGTCATGGGAAATACGTAAGCGGTAAAAATAACTTCTTCGGGCTGAAGGGACCTGGCACTGTAAAGACGACATTAGAATACTACGGGGGCAAAGAAGTCACAATTAAAGATTCCTTCATTGATTTTGCATCACCAAAAGAATGTGTTCAATACTTAGTTGATCGATGGTACAAGGACTACAAGGGATACCGTGGAGTCAATAACGCTAAGACGATTGAAGACGCGGCGTATATGCTGGTTTCGGAAGGATATGCTACTGATCCCTGGTACGCTCAGAAGCTGTTGAAGATCATGACAACGACTACCGATTATGTAGATTTGACCAATGTGCCAGAAAACTACGTTGGTGCTCCTCATCAGATCGAAGCGCTTCAGTACATTAACAGTGTGTTATCACTAGAGGAAAAGAAGACATTCACAAATCTTTGGCGAAAACAGTCGGCGGCAACTGGTACTGTTTTCCCGTTAAATGTTCCTTATTTTTATCAGCGAGACAGCAAGACGTGGCAGGGTGAAAGGATGTGTCAATCCAGTTCTATCGCAATGAGAGTCGAACAAATTGACCCAACCATTATTGGTGACGACGACAGCTATCTTGATATTGTGAATCGCTTTGGGGACACAACTGCTCAGATTGCGCACCAAAAGGCCTTGGCACACCTTGGCTTAAAGGCCCAGTTTCGCCAGAATGGTACGGAGAAAATGCTATGCGACCTGCTCGACAAAAAGATTGCAGTTCCTATTGGGATCCTGCATAAGGGCAATATTGCCAGGCCGTCCGGCGGCGGGCACTGGGTGACGCTGATCGGGTACGACAGTGCAAACTTCCATGTTCACGACCCATTTGGCGAGCTTGACCTAATCAACGGTGGTTATCCCAGAATCGGCCCTAAGGACGGTTGCAACGTTAGGTATTCGAGAAAAAACCTAATGAAGCGGTGGCTGATCCATTCGAGCTCCGATGGATGGCTGTGGGTGATTGAACGATGAAACAAGTCTTACTAGACTACTTGCCTGGATACATGTTTGATGGCTCCAAAGTCGTCTCGACTGGGGCAGCACTGCCTTCGAGCCAGTTCATCAACAGAGAGACAGGCGAACTGATGTACTATGTAAGGCCACTGTTTCAAGACGGGCCAGCGGTCGGTCTTTTTATCAGGCACGACGGGGTCGTGAGCGCCCTAGAAAAAAGAAAAAGCGAGGGCTGACGAATCAGCTCCCCGCTTCGGACCCTTTCCTAGACGGGCCTATCATAGCACATTAGTCGGCCGTGTAGTCGTCTCCGTTGCAGTAGACCATGCCGGGAATGCTTTCGACAATGTCCCGGAGGTACTGATGGACACGGGGAACCTCCCAGTCGTAATCGGTGTGCAGTCCACTGCCGATCTTGTTGATGGCGATGGTGTGCGTCATAGTCCACATCCGCCGCCTCATGGCGTCTTCTTTGACCTTGTGAGCAGCGATCATAAGGTCAAGTTCGCCGAGCTCATCCTTTTGATTTACTAGAGCACTGTCGTACTCGTACTGTTTTTTGTCGATAGCATGCAAGAAAAATTTAGCTGATCCGCTGATCAGCTTATTGAGTAGGTTGAAGGATTTAGCGATGGCTGACGTAATGAAGGTGCCGACCCCTAGGTTAAAGGCTATCAGCCGCGCTGTAAAAGAGGCAATCGAGCGGAACAGGATTTTCTTCATTTAATGTATTTGCGACTGGACAGAATTGCGGGATTACTCATGGTGTCATCACTCTTGAGTGTACAAGTGGAATAATCGAGTTGAACAATCGACTTATCCACTACTCCACCTCGTACCATCACTAGGTGTTCATCAAAGCCGGTGGACTCCCAGAAAACTTGTCCCTCCCGTGACTTAGAGTGCCAAACTTCAATGGCTTGACTGTTCGGTTCTCCCTGCAATGCCTTGTGCTTACGAACAAGCCATACGGCATGAGAGAAGTGCGATAGAGCATCGGTTCCGCGAATTTGGTCTTGAGTAGGTGGCGGTGGCGGTTGATCCTTGTTCGCTGTTTCAACCTTAATACCGACTTGGTTCATTTGTGCTGTAACGAACAAGTCGATACCAAGTTCTTTTGCTGCCCCCATCAACTTTTGAGCGCGATCCTCTAGCATCGCTGCGTCACTGATTGGAGCATTCTTGTGCCTCGTTAAAGCATGGAAGTGGTCAACTACTACAGCCCTCAATTCTGGGTGCTTTGCCTTCATGGAGCGCATCGAATTAATTGCTGCATCGACACAAGCACCCCACGGCGCTTCAGTAAGCAAGCGGCCACCGCATCCCTGTAAGGCATTAACCAAGTTGGCCAGCACGTTGGCGATGCCTTCCCTGCGCTCTTTGGTTGGATTTAAGAGCTCAAGAACAGTGATGTACCCAAGACGATCATCTGTGGCAGTCCAGTGGTAGCCGGTCTGCCCAAGTAGTTTCCTGCTAAGCGAGGAGAACAGCCTGGCTTCGATGGCTTTAGCGGCAAGTTCTGCCGAAATGAAGCCAACAGTCAGTCCGCCGGCAACCAGGGAAGTGGCAATATGAACCGCCGACGCAGTTTTACCTGTTGCAGTTCTCGCGGCAAAGGTAAACATCCTGCCTTCGACTGGTGTGTTAATTTTTGGCCTTGGAACGCCACCTCCAATATCAAGATCGACAGCAGGAAAGCCAGTTGATACCGGACGGTCAAGATCATCAGTAGCGTAAAGCCGGTCGATCCAGTTCAGGTTAATTCCTTCTGGTTCGCCGATGATCGAATCCACTGCGTCATTCGCTTGGCCTTGTGAACCAATGGAGCCGCGAATCATCGCGACACCTTCCATCGCTCGCTTCTGAAGAAACTCCAATGCTTCTTCTAGCTTTGCGTCTGCCTTGATATTTTGTTTGGCGACATGTAACGTCTCCAGGTAAAGTGCCCTTACCCTGAACTGTTTCAGAACATCAAGAGCCGTATTCCATTCAGAGAAGCTGTCGCCATATTGATCCATTAGCTCTGGATCTGAAAGCTCGTATATCGCTTGATTGAAGTCAATGACGTTTACCAGGCGTGAGGTATCGCTCCTTGTGCTGTATGCAGCGATTAACGACTCCCTGGAGATCAATTGATTATTCGCTTGCCCGATAAACGTAAGATCAATTTCGCTTGCGATTGCCCGAAAGCGCGTGTCAGACCAAAGGATCTGAGGTACGACCTGCCCGTGGCCAACCCCAAATGCTCCACGCAGTTCAGCCCAATGCTGACGTGCCAAGCCGGTTGGAGATGTTAGAACCTTGCTCAGGATGATTGCTTCCTGAGAGGTTGTGTCCTCCCTTTCGTGGACGCTGGTGGGCTGCAGCTTATCGACAACTCGCGCTACATCAAGTGCCTTTGAAGCGATGTCTGTCTTGACGGACTGAATCTTGCCGTCTTCAAGTTCAAGCAACCCAAGATCAACTGCCTTGGCGATGTAGTACGGGAGATCAGTGGTATCCATTGTTCACCTCATCCTCGAACAGCCAGTCAGGCTCGCGGTACTCTTCTGGGTCTGGCGTGTCTGTTGGCCAGCTACTCAGGCAAGACTTCTTCTTGAACTTGGCGGGGTCAAGCCCTACGTCCTTGAGCGCCTGCTCTGTGCGAATAACATACGCCTCATGGTAGTCCTTGATGTCCCTGGCGTAGTAGGCTTGTTCGTATGTGAACTGAGCAGCAGTATATTCATTGATCAATTCACGGTACTCAACAGGATAGACAACGGTATCAGAACGTTCTTCCTCTTTCGTTGGCTCAGCAGGTGCCTCCAGGCCAACATTGAACAGTTCGTAGACATTCTTTTTCTTCTTGTCTGTTGGTTGTCCGACGCCAGTAATCGCCTGCAGTGTTTTGTTACTGTTGGTCTTTGACCAAAAGGCAGACTTCTCAACACCAGCCTTCAGCACAGAAAAGAACTCTTCGTAGTCGTGAGCACTGACACCTAGCTCACGCATGTGAAGATCAACAGCCTTGACAACTGGGACCGACATACGCCGAACCTTTTGGTAGTCCTTCGGGCGATAAAGGTTCCAGGCGTCTGTGGCCTTCTTTAAGTAGTCAGTCTTTGAGTCCTCTTTAGGGGACTCGTTTTGCGGCTTAACCTCCGGCGCACGAAAGTGCTCAATGATCTCGTCCGCCTCGGCCTTTGCCTTGGAGGCAGCCTTCCCAAGGCGTTCCAAGACAGGGATCGGGTCCTCAAGGACGATGTGATTGTTGGCGCCAGAAACAAAACCAAGCTCCTTGAGCTCCGCCAGGCAACGGATCCTGGTGGAGCGATGGACGCCAAGCAGGCGGTCGAGCGTCGCGAAGCTGACTGGCCTGAAGCCGACCTGATTGAAAAGAAGCATCAGGAGCAGCCTCGCATTGGAACTGAGCTGGTCGCAACAGATCAATTGGAAGGGAACCTTAAGAAATCGCCCAAGGTTCCAGTCCTTGCTTTTGGAGACGGCGAAGGTCATTCGGTCGGGAAAGGGAAGAGGCGTCGAGCCGTCTGCAGGGTAGCGGGAAAGCGGGGCCAGGAAACATTAAGAGATGTTGAGCTTCCGGGCCTTAGGACTGTCGCAAAATGCGACACCGTGTTGCAAAATGCGCACTCTGGTGTCGCAAAATCCGCGCTTTTGGCGGTTTTCCGCAGATTCCACTGTCGTTTTTTGCAACACCAGGGTGTCGTTTTTTTGAACAACGAGTGTCGTTTTTTGCAACAGGGGGTGTCGCATTTTGCAACGCATACTAAGATTTAAAACCTAGACTCAAAAACCAAGAACTACGACTAAGATGGCAGCCAGGTCGAGGGCCGTTTTCGTCGGTCGAGCAAGATGACACCAAACCCAGGCGAGCCCCCAAGGGGTTACACTGATGTCGGGGAGACCCTTGCCATGCCGATTGTCGAGGGCTACAAGACCATCGCTTGGGGCAGGGAGCTCGCTAAGCTGCTTGGGTACAAGCCGAAGGACCTCCAGGCATGGATCGAGCACTACAAGCAGGTTCATGCCGATGAGCTCGAAGCGGCCGAGCGCAAGCGTCGCCGGCTCCAGCGGAAGGTCCAGCGATGGCGCAATCAGCTTGATTCGCTGACAAGAAGGCGACCGAGCACTTGACGATCGCCGGCCATTCATTTATCCTTGATCAATCGCTTTCTTTGTCATGCCTCAAGAGCTTCCGAATCTGGCTGGTGTTGTTACCAAGGATCTGATCGAATCCATTGGCTCAGGCAGTTATCGCGCTGAGTACGTGAACTGGGCAAGAACAATGCAATTGCTGCATCAGCACGCTCCCGGTTGGTGTGTGGAGTCGATTCCAAATAATGACGGCGGGCTGGTTCATCGCGCTCCAGGCGAGGGTGGTTATCTGATGATCCAGTTCCGCCACATTGACGGGACCACCACGCCTCCTGTCCCGCAGGCGGTGATGGACAACCGCAATAAATCAATCCCCTACGAGAAGATCAGCTCTCGCGACGTGACTGACACCCAGCGTCGTGGGATGTGCATGGCGGCGGCAATGACCTTTGGTCTTGCCTATGAGCTCTGGGCGAAGATTGCTGTTGAAAGCGGCTACAACGATGCCACGGAGGCTGTGCCTGTGGCTCAAAGGGCTATTGTATCGACGAGTGCAACCAAAGAGCAATTCATGGAGGCAGCCATCGCTCGCGGTCTGACGACGCATTCCGTCGAGGCGCTCCTTGCTGCACTCAAGGGCAAGTACGACGCTGGCATCAAGCGCCTGACAGAAAAGGATGATGCTTGGGTGTCCAGCTTCAATGAGGCTAACGCCCCAAAGGACAACGCCGAGCAGTGGTAGACGGCGACTATCCGTCGCTCGGACCATTGTCTGCAGTGACGGAGACTGTGGGGCTGCTCGATGCTGCTGCGGCAGCCCTTGTCAATGCGTTCAACGGCGTAATAGTGGACTTCGACATCAATGAGCTCTGAGATTAAGCCCGATATTACCGCTTGGCTCGATAACGCTGGGCGGTTTCCTTTGTTGCCGCCAGAGCGGATCAACATGATTTGCAGGCAGATTCAATCACTGCCAGAGCGCAGTCCCAAACGTCGGCATCTGATCAACAAAATCGTCACCAGCAATCTTTTGCTTGTTGTTCGGTTTGTTAAGCAATACATGAAAACGTCTCATAATAAATGGGGCTCCAGTGAGACTGTTGACTATCTCCAGGCAGGTTGTGTTGGCTTGATTCGTGCCGCAGAAAAGTATGACCACACTCGTGGTTATGCTTTCTCGACGTATGCCAATCACTGGATTCGCAGCGAGGTTGGTCGCTACAGCCTTAAGACCTTGACGCCTGTTTACGTCAGCGAAAACGTAACACGTCAAATCATGTTTTACAACCGTAATGGCTTCATGAAGGCCAAGTACGACAATCGCAAGCTATCGACAGAACAGGCGGAAGAAGTTAAGGCTCGTGCAGCAGTTGCTTATTCTTGCTTGTCGCTTGATGTGTCTAATGATAAGGGCTCCTCATTGGTTGAGTCACTGGTCGATAAGGGCAATGTAAACACCCTGGAATCCATTGGTACCGACCTGTATGAGGCCATGCAGCGGTCAGGTATTAATGCCATTGGCCAGCAGGTCCTTGTGCGTCTTTATGTCTACGACGAGACCTGTCGTCAGATATCTAAAGACCTGGGGTTGCCATACGAGCGCATTAAGCGTGAAAAGAAAGCAGCCCTGGAACTGGCTAAACAGCACCACGAATTCTTTGAATCCGGTACACTGTAGTGTAAACAAAACAACCCCCTTGGGGGATCCGATGGCTTCCATTTCTATCGTTGGCAAAGTGGTGTGCAAAGAAGGCACCCCCGCCGTGAATCTGAAGACTTTCGAGAACGGCAATCAAATTGCCTCCTTCTCTGTCGTTGACAATGAGTATTTCTACGTCAAGCAAGGGGAAGACCGTCCTGGCCAGTTTTACTCCGTTGAGGTAAACGGCAAGGCAGCAGAGATCTTTGCTGATCGCTTGCAGCGTGGCGACCGTGTTGGTGTCCATGGGCAACTGGTACAACGCCCTTACCAGGACAAGGTCTATTTGACCGTGAAGAATGCACGGGTGGTGTCCCAGGAGCCGGCACGCGATAATCCGCGTTCCGGTGCTGAAATTCCTTTCTGATAGACAACTAGGAATAGCCCCGCCAATCGACGGGGCTTTCTTTTTGATATGGAAGATTTAGAGTTATGTAGTACAATTGTCAATAATTGTTTTGGGGCTTTGATCGGAATCACTACCTTGTTGACGCCCATTACATTGATACTGTCTCAGGACCGCGCAAATCCCCAATGGACGACAAGCAATCAATCCCCGGCTCTGTTGGCGAATTCAGGGAAGATATTCCGTTGACAACGTTGGCAATCGTCAGGCCATACATTGTTGCAATTTTACTTCATCGAGGCAGGATGCGTCTTCATGAAGTTGTCACTGCAATGGTTCCACTGTGTCCGATGGATGACTTAAAGGCGGGATGGGATTCTTTTGAGATGAAGGAAATATCAGGCACTCGGCTTGAGCATGTTGTTGGTCAAGCCATTGAGGGCCTACAGGACAGTGGAATCATTATGTACGACAGCAGCAGGGAAGCTTATTTTATGAATCCCGAAAAGCTGACGACAATCATCTCCTGGCTGACAGTCTTGGACGCTAGAATGCCGAGAGAATTTGCCGAGCAAGTCACCCCCTGGTATGCTAAGGCCTGAAGATACAGAGGTAAACTGGAAGCCGGAATACATTCTTGGTCAATACAAGGACGCCATACGATGCGCTGAACAGCGAAACGATCAATTTGCTGTAAATGCCTTGAAGAATGCTTTTGTGTGCGCCTGGAATCGTGCCGCTCTTAGGACCTACAGGGGCAACAGGTTGTGAGAGTCTTAAAAAGTGGTGAGGTCAGGTACAAGGCTTCCGCTTACAAAGAAAGCACAAGACTGTCGGCCCCAGTAATTCCGATGAAATTATGGCCCGTTGGTAGCCATGTCAAGGTATATATGGGCTTTGGATGGGCAGCGGGCTACGTTAAATATGGTGATTTGACAAGATGTTGCATTTTCTTATCAAGAGAGCAGAGAATGGTAACCTGTGTTGACAATCGTAATATCATCCCGTTTACAAAATGAAGCTTCAAGATACAGGGAGCGATAACCGCAAATCCGACACTCAGTGGGACGGTTCAGACATTGAACCAGGCCATCCCAGGAACACTGTAGAAGTAAGTAGCACCCAGGATGAGCAGTCGTATTTCCGACGCTATAGTGAAGGCGATCGTTTCTCCTGATTATGTGCTATCTGTTCAGATGCCTTTGCACTCAAAGGCTAGGCCAAGGATGACGAAGTCTGGGCACGCTTACATGGCCGAAAGCTATCGACGTGCTCAGAGTCAGATGAGGAATGAGTTACAAAAGCAGTGGAATCACCCGCCCTTAAACGGTCCTATTGCTTTGTACTTGAACATCAGGGGTGAAGGCAGGGGCGATGCTGACAACATTGCCGGATTCCTTATGGATGCGGCGGGACCATCAAAACATTCTCCTGGGTTGCTCTGGACTGACGATCGAGTTTCCGTGATCTCGACATTGCTTGTCGAGTGGGACAAGGCAAAGAAATCTGATTCTGTTTGGACCGTTCAGATTGCCTTACTCTAGAATGGCGGCAGCGTAAGTCTTGATGGTCGTGCCCGCCACTGCAATTAGCTACGAGCAGTCAGATGCCTCTTACCGTGCAGACCCTGGCTATGCGCAGTCATACGTCAAGCACATCCTGAAGTCACCTGCTCATTACCAGGCGGCAACCAAGCGCAAATTTAGTCCTACAATATCAATGCAAATCGGCTCTGCGCTGCATTGCCTTGTGCTGGAAGGGAAAGAGCAGTTTGATCGCGGCTTTGTACTTAAGCCGGACGACATTTCTCTTACGACGAGCAAGGGCAAGGAATGGCGAGCAGAGCAGAAGGGTAAAACGATTCTGTCCAAAACCGATCAGTATGCCTCCTGGGATGCTGTTCATGGCATGGCTGAGTCGCTGCAAAGGCTTGAATGGTTTGATCCTGCCCAGAAAGACTACAGGAAGTTCAACGAGCTAAGCCTGTACTGGGAGGCTGATGGTCTTGACTGTAAGTGTCGTCTTGACCGTCTTGTTTTTGAAGATGATCGAGCAATCATTCTTGATTTGAAGACAACTGACAGCGTTGATTCCAAGGACTTTCTCAAAAAAGTAATTGGCTCAATGAACTACCTGTTTCAGGCGGCATGGTATGTTGAGGGCACTCAGGCTGCCTACAAGATGCCGGCGTCATTTGTTTTTGTCGGTATCGAACGGACAGCGCCGTATGCCACCAAGATATTCGAGGTGTCCGAAGAAATGATTTATGAAGGCTTGCAACAGACTGCCACGGCAAGGAACCTTCTTGCCGAGTGCCTGAAGTCGAAAACCTGGGAGCCGCCAGCGATCGAACATGAAGTGCTGACACTGCCGCCATGGTTTGCGTCTCCCGTGGAAGGTGCTAAGATGATGGCAGAGCAGGCAGAGGTGGACAACGCCTTCAGCGTGTTCGAGATGTCTCTTTAATAAAAATGACGCCAATCAAGTTCCAACTAGAAGTCAAGCCAAGAGTAATTGGCTTGTTTGTTCTTGCCTCTGGGATCCTTTCTGTACTGAAGTTCCTGGGTGTTATTAACTGGCCATTGGTCTGGATTTTGGCCCCGATCTGGATTCCTTTCACTTATGATTCGGTGCTGAGCATCATTGTGATTTCCATCCAATACTTCACACGACGCTAATGCTTGAAATCCATTCCGCTTCGCTTGTTTCAATTACCCCAAAAGCAGAAGAAAATATAGTTTACATGGCAAGGGTTAGCAATCCATCAAATCAAGCTTTGTCGGATACGGCTTCACGGCTAATCCGGTATCTGATCAAGCACAAACATTGGAGCCCATTTGAGATGGCTTCGATGCAGGTCGAGATCAATACAACTCGTGCTATCGCTGCTCAAGTCTTAAGGCATCGATCTTTTAGCTTTCAAGAATTTTCGCAACGCTATAGTGACGTAAGCAGCCTTCCCAAACTTTTACTGCCACGAATTAGGAGGCAAGACGTAAAAAACAAACAAGCAAGTCATGACGATCTCGAACAAAAACTTATTCTGAATTTTCACAAAAAAATAGAAAAAGCTTATAGCGACTTGCTGAGCATTTACGGTAACATGCTGTATTGTGGGGTTGCAAAAGAATGCGCTCGCAGTATTCTGCCGCTAGGCACTCCAACCCGTCTTTACATGTCCGGCACTATTCGCTCATTTATTCATTATGTGGAAATAAGAGCCGCTATCGAAACTCAGTTAGAGCATCGAATGATTGCTCAAGACATCAAAGGGATTATGAAGCAGCAAATGCCGTCAATCTGTTCCGCCCTTGAATGGGTTTAATCTGGTGTAAATCATGACTACTAACGACAAAGGCTTCGTTCAACTGATCGCAATTGGCGCTGTCTGCGCTGGTGCCTTGACTCTGGTCCTTTGGGGGATGCCTCAGCTAGGCGTCTACAACCGCACACTGGCTGGCAAGGCCGCCTTGATGGAAGCGGAATCTACTCGTCAAGTTCGTGTCCTGGAAGCTAAAGCAAAACAAGAGTCGGCAGAGCTTGAAGCCAATGCCGAGGTCACCAGGGCAGAAGGCAGTGCCAAGGCAATCGCTGCATTAAAAAAAGAGCTTGGCAATAGCGAAAGCTATCTTCGTTGGCTGTATATCCAAGGCCTTCAGGAACAAGCAAATGGCAATGGCGAAAAAACCGTTGTCTACATTCCCACCGATGGCCTGGTGCCGCTGCCGATCTCTGAAGCGGGGCGAGTAAAATGAATCGCAAGCTAATACTTCTGAATGGCTGCCCCCGTTGCGGTAAGGACACCGCCGCTGACTATTTAGTCCACTCGCTTGGTGCCCATGCGTTCAAGTTCAGTCGCCCAATAAAAGATGCTATCAAGGCCGCATTTCAACTGTCGGACGTTGAGGTTGATGTGTTGGAAGCGACCAAGTCAAAGCCAACCGAACTTTTTAGTGACATGAGCTACAGGGATATTCAAATATCTTTCAGCGAAGACTGGCTGAAGCCCAAGCTTGGTCAAGACATTTTCGGTCGTTTGGCGGCTCGCAGTTTAGCGAAGACAATCAAGATGTATCCAAACAATCAATTGTTTGTTTCTTCTGATAGCGGTTTTGCTGCCGAAGCAGAGCCTGTTATTGACCTCTTTGGCCGCGAGAATACGTTGCTCATTCGTGTGTATCGCGATGGTTTCTCTTTTGAGGGCGATAGCCGTTCGTATATTGACCTGCCTGGCGTCACCCGCGTCTCTGTCACCAATAATGGATCTGTACTTGAGTACCAAGACGCGGTCCGAGAGCTTGTGCTAGGATGGGCTGAGCGCACCCCTCTGAATGAGTAGACCCAAGAGAGATTACGTTGAACTGGCCAAAGAATATGGATTCGTACTGGTCAGATGCAAGAAGCATGCTATCTTCAAGCATGCCAATGGCACAATAGTGGTCGGCCCTGCCACTCCTTCCGACTCCAGAAGAGGCATTAAACAGTTCAAGAAAGACATCAAACTAGCCCTAAGCCGGAACAATATGTTGCTTTGGAATAGGCGTAGCGAAAGTGAGTGAATGGCGCGAAGCCCCTTACCCTTCTGGAGATCCTGGGCCAATTTATAACTTCAGGAGAGGGTACAAGGTGCGAGATGCTGGTCGGCACGAAAGCGCCGATCAGTATGCCGCCTTTCAGAATTACTTACGTATGAGCAGCGGTCGGTCACTTACCGAGCTTTCGGTGATGACAGGTCATGCGCAAGCTTCATTATCAAAATGGTCGGAAAAGTATAACTGGGATAAGCGTATTGCTGCTTGGCAGAAAGATCAAATGGCATTAGCCTGGAGACAAGCAGAAAAACTCCAACGAAACACGCATCGAGAAGCAATCGCTGAATTCAGGCGATCTTCGGAACGTCGTGCTCGTATTATGTCAAGAGTGTCGGAGGATTTGATACGTGTCCTTGGTAAAAGAATTGCAAAAGCTGAAGAAGAAGACGAAGAGATCCCAATGAACCAGATCAGCGGTCTGCTAAAGGCTGCAGCGAGTATCAATGAGCAATCAAGGGAAGAATGGGGTAATGCCCTAGGTATCAATGAGTTACTTGAGGTGGTTGATAGCGAAGTCGAAAAAGTTCGAGTAGAAGAACTTAGCGAAGAAAACCCTTACGAGTTTGAGATCGAAGAGTAATGCCAAAATCTGTTGGTAGTAAATATCTATCTAGCATGGCAGCCCAGGTCGGGCTTGTCAAAGAGCTTAGGGACGCAAAATCCAAGGCTAGTCAAGGCGGGCAAAACGTCATCTTTCACAAGATGATTAAAGAGGTGTTTCCTAATTACAGGTTCTATAGGTTCCATGCGACGCTAATCAAGCAACTACAGAAAGTTATCGATGGAGAATGTAAGCGGCTAATCGTTTCTGTTCCGCCCAGGACTGGCAAGAGCTTGTTGTCTTCCAGGCTGCTTCCTGCAGCATTTCTGTTGGCGCATCCTTCTAAGAATGTAGCAATTTGTTCATACAGCGCTGAACTTGCTGAAACATTCTCGAAAGAAGCAAGAGAGTATTACGGGCAGGCCGGTGGCAAGTTAGATCAAGGTGCAAAGGCCGTCAATCGTTGGGGAACCGAGGCTGGTGGCAGTTGCTGGGCGGTTGGCATTGGAGGCTCTGTGACTGGCCGATCCGCGAACTTGATCATTGCTGATGACACAATCAAAGGGAGGGAAGAGGCTGATAGTCCCAGGACGATGGAGAAGCTGTGGTCCTTTTATCAGGGCTCGCTTTACACTCGCCTTGAGCCTGGCGATAGCGCAATTGTTATTGTTGCCACCAGATGGGGCGAGGCTGACCTGACTGGACGGGTGCTTGAACTTGAGGCTAGTGTCCCTGAAAAGTATCGAGAGAACTGGACAATCATTGACTTGCCTGCCCTCAGCGAGGATCCAGGCTCCAGGCCTCCCCTGCCTTCTCATTGCGAGGTGATTCCTGACTGGAGAGAGGAGCCTGGGATCGCATTGTGCCCACAACGGTACGACGAGATTGACCTTAATCGCATCCGTCAAGTTGTGGGACCAAGGGAATGGGCTGCACTCTATCAGCAGCGCCCTGCTCCACTGGAAGGCAATATGTTCAATGCCTCCTGGTGGAAATACTACGACTCCAAACAGAATCTGCCCCCTATGGACAGGGTCATGCTTAGCATGGACTGCACATTCACCAATAGCAAAAACTCTGACTATGTTGTTGGGACCGTCATTGGGCAGTCGCAAAACAAGTTCTATGTGCTTGACATGAGTCGAACAAAAACGGACATAACTGGGACTATTTCCATGATGTTAAGCATGAGGGAGAAACATCAGCTAAGCGGTGTTATCATCGAGCTAGCCGCAAATGGTCACGCCGTATTCCAGATTTTACAGAGCCGCATTCCAGGTCTGATTGGATACAAGCCTGGTGACAAGTCGAAGGCCGCAAGACTGGCTGGCATTGTTCCTACAGTGGAAGCCGGTAACGTCTACCTACCTTCGAACGTCGATTGGCTTGATGCTTTTATTAATGAATTCACCCTGTTTCCTGCAGCCAAGAATGATGACATTTGTGACAGCGTAGCTCAGTGCATTAATTACATGAATCAACGCACCCCTCAGCAGATTACTGAAGTACACTGGGGACGTGCCGCTGCATTGCCAGCGGAATTGTCTCGCTTTGATGTCTGGTAATGACCAAAAAGAATAAAGACCTTAGGCTGAGCGGTGAGCAGCAGATCCTTGCTGGCTGCAACCTGAACTTAGCAAGAAATATTGCGTGGAAATATCATCGCTCTACAAATATTGAATACGCAATCCTGGAGTCTGCCGCTTTCGAGGGCTTATGCCAGGCAGCAGCAAAGTATGACCCAGAGCTATTGAACGAGGAGACTGGCATGCCGATGCGATTTTCCTCCCTGGCTGTTCCATATATTCGTGGCAGTATCCTTCATTACATCAGGGATAAAACGTATTCAATGCGTTTGACCCATCGAATGCGAGAGCTATGGGTGAAAGGCCGTCGTATGCTAAACAAAGGCTATACTGATCTTGAGATTAGTATTGATCTAGGTATTAGCCTCAAGGAGTGGCAGGACACAAAGTCAGCGTGCTCGGGTCCGCCGCTTGAACTCAAAGATCAGGCAAACCCCAGCAAGGCCCTGGAGCCTGACGAGATCGACCGCCTTGAGCCGTTCGTCCGTGATGTCGAGGAGGCCCTAGACAAAATGCCAGAGGCGTTCCTGAATAAGCTGCTGCGCTTCTGTCGGACCCGCTCTGGCGAGCCCTCCAAGGCCCTCAGGAGTGAGCTTGGCAACTACCTGCCATTGAAGTAGACTGGGCCAAACGGAGCGCCCAATGGGGATCAAAGAGTCTACGATCAAAAGGATCAGGGAGATTCCCTTGACCGAAATCCTGAAGGCAGAAGGAATTGCCTTCAAAAAGATCGGGAAAGAGGCTATTACATTATGTCCTTGGCACGCAGATTCCAACCCATCGTTAACAATCAACGATGATAAAGGAATGTGCTTCTGCTTTGCTTGTGGCGGCGGCAGTGACGCGATCTCTTATGTACGACAGAAGTTTAGTATTGATTTCTCGGATGCAGTTAACCGAATAGCAGACAAACATTCTATTTCGGTTGAGTATGATAATCTAGATCCCGAGGAAGCATACAGGCTTGCATTACAGCGAAAGAATGCGCTAGATCAGATCAAGGCAGAACATTCTACCTTTAGGGATGGAATCAAATCCACAGGTGGTCTCCAGGCGAGAGAATGGCTGCGTTTCAGAGGGATAAAAGCATCCACCTCCAAGGAGTTTGAACTGGGATGGGCTCAGTCCGGCTACTTTGCTGGGCGTGTGACTATCCCAATTCATGACCATCGAGGTAATTTAATTGGGTTTACCGGTCGGCAAATATACGATAGCCAATCCAGTCAGAAATATAAGAATTCCAAGTCAAGCGAGATCTTTGATAAGAGTGCCATTTTATTCAATGAACATCGAGCGGTTGAAGCCGCCAGGCTTTCTGGATACATGGTCTTCGTTGAAGGGCATTTTGATGTCATTAGCATGCACCAATACGGAATAAAGAATGTCGTAGCTATTCAAGGTACTGCTGCGCCATTGCCGCAAACGATTAAGCGGCTAAGTCGAACCTGTAAGCGTTTTGTTCTGTGTTACGATGGAGATAGTGGCGGCCTAAAAGCCATAGAGCATTTCGTTAAGGTCGCTGGTCCAATGGCATGCCAGGGTGAACTGACCCTGACTGTTGCTCAGTTGCCATCCGGCAAGGATCCGGACGACTGTATCCGCGAGGATACGGATTTGCATAGCCTTATTGAAAGCGCTCCGCAATGGCTGGACTGGCAACTTGATTGCTGGCTTGCCAATATTGACCGCTCTGACACACAAGGGTTTTCTGCTATTGAGCAGGCAGTAAGGAATCTTGTTGAGTCGATTAGGTCACCAGCGCTGAGGCAGTTTTATATCGACAAGGCTGCAAAAATCTTGGCAGCAGATCAAAAAGCGGCGGTCAAGCTTGCTGTAAACTGGAACAAAAGCCTGCCAAAGATCAGGCATTCTGGTGTTTGGCAAAAGCCTTCTCCATCCTGGGTGCGAAATCAAGTAGAGAAACGTGTTCTTCGTTATTACGTGCATTTCCCTAATGACAGGGCAAGGCTCAGGCCTTTGATGGATAAATTACAGGGTCCGTCACATCTCTGGTTGTGGAATCGCATTGTCGAGCTTGAGAACTATGCCGAATCCGTTACTGTTGATATGTTGATGGTGTTCCTGGTGATTTGCGAACCGCAGTACACAAGGTCCCTCAGGGCGATTATCAGTCCAACTATAAAACTACAGGCAAACGAAGGAATACTGTGTCATGCGGAGCAAGTCCTTGGAGAGACTTTAACAATTGACCAGTAAAGCGGACAATGAGTATCTCGTTTACGTATGCGACGGGTGTGATAATTGCTCGCAAGCAAAGGCCTTGCTTGATTATTGTGGTGCCGAATATAAAACAAAGGACGAGGAATGCGACGAGTGGCCAGTGCTGCCGGCAATCTATTTGATAACACCCCTAGGAAAGGAGTTGATTGGTGGTTACGCCCAACTCTGCGAGCTATTGCTTCAAGACCGAGGCTGACGCTTATGAAGACGCACTAGACACAATTCGGTTTTACGCTGCCAAGCATCCTGAGTGGAAACAAATCTTAGGAGCGATCGAAAAATACGTTTTTTCTTTGGAAAAGACGGCTGGACTTCATGAGCCAGGCGTTTAGCATGCTAGGAAAACTAACCTAGACTAAGGCGGCAGCGTCCGGAGCACATGAATCCATTTGAGTTAACGATGAGCCAATCTTTCGAGAAAGAGCGGTTCATGCGTGCGATTGACGAATCGTCCGACGCGAACCAGTTGAAGGAAATCTCGAAGACACTCCTCGAAGGATGGTTCAAGCAAAGGGCTGCAACTCAATGGGTTCTCCGACAGGCCATGATCTCTTCCGCTAAAGTGCCAAGCGAAGCAATGACCCATATCGGATTTCATCCATGAAAACCGGCAACAAGAAAAAGACGCTGAGTGGCGCTACTATCACAATCGAGCGCCCTGGCAAAAAGACTCGGCAAGGCAATGGGCTGCGGTCTAAGCGCAAAGGCACGCGGAAACTACGGCGCGGCCAGGGGCATTAGATGGGAACAGCATCAGGCTTTGGTCCTCATGTAAACAATTCAATTAATCTGGTCATGCAGATGATTGAAGAGTTTCGTTTTGCTGAAGCCTGTGTGTTCTTGTTTCATTTGAACAAGTGGCACACCGAGGAGTGGGTCTACGTCAAGGATCGAGTCCTGGATGCTGTTGATCAAAGCAAATTCTCAATGACAGCGACGATCATTAAGTGTTCAATGGCATCAGATCTTTCCGTATGCAATGCAACCATTCCAGGACTGGTCCAATACACTCAGTTCGGTGCAAATCCTGAACTTTTGGACTAACTGTCATTAGGCAGTCTAACCTTGCTGTACTTGGGCCAGAGGTCCATTTTTTTTCGATATGCCTCGATCTTTGCTCACTCATCCTGCTATGGTCTACAAGTTCGACTATGGCTTTGATTACCCGGAGTATTTTGAATACTTTCGAAATGCTGTTGCTTCGATCTGGAGGCCCGAGGAAGTTGCCCTAGAATCTGATCTCCGTGACTGGCAGCACAATACGACTCAGGCAGAACGTGATTTAATTGCTGGCGTCTTACGTGGATTCACGTCTGCTGAACTAGGCATTGGATGTCACTGGGGAACGGAGATTTGCCGGATTTTTCCAAAGCCTGAGATTCACGCAATGGCACGGGTGTTCAGTGCCTTTGAACAGATTCATGCTCATGCGTACAATTACCTTAGCGATACACTTGGGCTGAACGAGTTTGAAGAATTTATTTCTGACCCGATTGCTAAACAAAAGGTCGAGCGCTTCTTTTCTGAATGCGAATCAGAGAAGGTTGGACTGGCCTTCTTTGGTGGCGCTGGCGAAGGTGTAAGCCTGTTCAGTTCTTTTGCTATCTTGTTGTCGTTTTGCAAAGACGGGCGCTTCAAGGGTATTCAGCAAATTATATCATGGAGTATAATCGACGAAATCTCGCATAGCGATGGAGCCTCGCAATTATTCCGTGACTTAGTGGCAGAGGTAGGTATTACTGAAGCCGAAATCAACGAGATCTATGAAGGCTTTCAAGCGGTCATAGGCAATGAATTCTCGTTTCTGGATAACATTTTTACCAGTCCTCAGGCCGGCGCCTTGCCGATTGAACTCGATGATGTCAAGGCATACATTAAGCATCGCGCCAATGATCGCCTGAAGAACTTGGGGCTGGAGCCCCGTATCGTCATGACCGACCAAGAGGTGATCTTGGCTCGTCGCGTGGCGGACTGGTTTGAACCAATGGCAAAGGGTCAAGTCAGCCATGACTTCTTTGCTCGCGCAAAGGCTGGTGATAGCTACGTGGCGAAGCCCACCCAGAACTATGAAGCCGTTGACCTGTCCACTCTGACTCTGGAGCTCGTTTGATGACTACTTTTGATCCTAACAACCTGCCTACCCATCCCGAGTGGTTGACAGAAGAGGCTCAGCAGGTACTGGGCAAAGGATATTTGCTACCCGGCGAGACGCCGCGTGACATGTGGAAGCGTTGCGCCACAACCGCAGAAAAGCATCTAAGGATTAATGGAATTGGCGATGACATCTTGGAGATGTTCTGGCGTGGCTATCTGGGTGGGGCCACTCCTGTTCTTAGTAACTTTGGAACCAATCGCGGGC